AAGATGGTAAGTATATTACTGCAAGAAAAGCGGCAGGTCTTGAAGAAGGCGTAAGAGATAAAAAAGATTTCTTGGGTGCTATAGAGTATCTTGGTTATGATGATGAAGAGTTAGAAAATTTAAAAAATCCTTTTTTATCACAAGAAGAAAAAGAAGCTAACTATGAAAAAAAATTAGACGAACTTGAAAAAGAAGGTACTGGAAATTACAGATTTATTAAGGGTTCCCGAGGCGAGGATAGATATTCGATGACACCTGAAGAATATAAATTATTAAGCGAAGAATATAAAGCAGCTAATGAAGGTGGAGCTTTATCTTTAGCAATTGGTAAAACTGTTGCACAAGGGTTTGAAGACTTTAAAAAAGAAAAATTTGGAACTTCAAATACTACTTTTACAAGTGATGAACATATACAAAACATGCGTGAAAGGTACAGACAAAAATTAGCCGAGTCATCCGGCCTTGAAAAACCAGGAGAAGACAGCAGAACAGATTTCTACGACAAAGTTTCAAGTGAATATGCAGGAGGAGGAGCAGACCAGTCTGTATTAAATTTAGAAAAACTAGCTCAAAGTAATGAAATAAAAAATTTACAAAAAGAAATAGGTTTTGAAAACCTTTCTGAAAGAACTTCTAAAGAACAAAAGAAAAGTTTTATAAGAAGTATAAGTGATTTTGCTTCTAAGTATAAAGTACCTCTTACGGTTGTAGCCGGTCTTGTAGGTGGACCAGGAGGAGCTCAGCTAGCAAAACAAGTTCTTGGAGCAAACGATATGGCTCGAATGGGAGTTGACGTAGTAGGTGATGTAAGAAAAGGTGACCTTAAAGGGGCCGCTGAAACAGTTGCAGGCGCTGTTATAGGTAAAAATACAGTAGATAATGTAAAAGAAGGAACTAGGGTAGTAAAAGAAAAAGATATTAAAGGTGGAGTAGCATTAGGAACTGATATAGCACTTGGGAAAGGTGCAGGTGATGTTGTAAGAAAAGTTTTAGGAACAGAAGGAAATCAAACAAATGAACAAACCGCTCAAACAAATGAACAAACTGTTCCAAAACAAGAAAATCAAAAGGTTGCTAAAAGAGAGCCAGAGCCAGAGTATGATGGTAATATAGGATCTATTTTTAGCGACGGCGGTAGAGTAAACAAAGCATTAGGCGGACCAATTGATTTAGCGGCTAGAAAAAAACAATCGCAATTAGATTTTTTAGCAAGACAACCAGATGCGCAACTTCCACAGGCACAACCACCTGCAGTTAATCCTCAACCACCTGCAGTTAATCCTCAACCACCCGCAGCTCCACAACCTTTTGATATGTCTAAATATCAGGGTGGTACATTTTCAGGTGGTATAGAAGATTCAAGAAATATTGCTCTTGATCAATTAGCAGGTATGGGAGTTGATACTAGTAAGTATGCTAAAATGACAGCAACAGATACAAGCGGACCAAAGTTTCAGGGTCTTTCAATGAATGAAATTTTCGCAATGGATGAACAAACAGCTAGAGACACACTTGGTTTTGATCCATCTGATCCAGACGCTAGTCCTGAGTTTGAAGAATTTTTAAGAGTTAATGATCCAGGTCCTATGGCAATAGGTCCAGGAGGCCCTCCAGGGATGCAAACTGAATTTCTGAATCAAGACGAACTTTCACAAATTCTAAACAGAGCGATTCCAAACTATATGCAAAAAGCTCAAGAGATTGGTGAAGACTATACTCTAGATGAAATGTTAGCAATGAGTGATGATGAGCTTGCAATGATAGAAGATAGATACGATAAAAAAATGGGTTATGGTACATATGCTAAGAGACCAGGTAATACTCAAACAGGATATGATCCAGACGCTATGCAACAGTATAATGATATGCAAAATTTTATGGGCGAAGTTGAAAGACAATCTAAAGCTGCACAAGGCGCACCGGGTAATACTCTTAATTATTCAACAGGCGGCAGGGTTGGTTTTTCATCTGGAAGTGAGAGAAAAAGAATTGATAGAAATATGCAAACTGATTATTCTAATCCTTTTAATAACTTAGCTAAAGTAAATCTATCGAGAGAAAAAGCATTTACCAATGCTCTTTTTAAGCGAAATAAAAAATTAGTTGCAGATGAGAAAAAAAGGAAAAAAAATCTTACCATACTAAATGAAGATGCTAGGGCAAAAGCATTACAACGATTAAATTTATTAAAAAGATTATACGCTAGCGGAAAAAGATAATGTACAAACCAAGTGCAGCTACTCAACAAATGTTAGATTCTCTCACAGAGAAAAATCGTAAAGGTTTTGCAATAGGTGGCGGTAATTTTTACGGTAGTAATCTTGGTACTCGTGAAGGGTTTTCTAACTACACAGGTGCGAGAGGAGCAGCTAGAAAAAAAGGAACTACTATAAATAATTTATTTAATGAAGACCCTACGTTAGAAAAAAATATATCAAAGGAATACGAAAAAGGATCTGGCGCAGATAGAATTATAAGAGATTTAAATTTAAAAAATAAAGTTAGTCCTAAAGCTCTTCAAGATTATATTAATGAAAAATTAAGTACTGGCAAATTTAAAATTAGAAAACCAAATAAAATACCGGATACTCTTAGACAACCAGGAGAAGAATCTAGAAAATTTATGGACTACATAGAAAATATAATAAAACAAAATCCTAATAAAAAAAATATGTTTCAAAATTTAGAAGCTTCGGATGTAGTTAAAAATTCAGGTGCAAATATTAACACAGACAATGCAACTAGAATTTTAAGTAAGATATATAATTTAGCAACTAAAGGATCTAAACTTGAAAAATTTTATCCCAACATAGAAAAAAGAACAATTGAATTAATAGATAGTGGAATGGGTACTCCAGACATAACAAACACTTTGATAGAAGAAGGTTTAATTGAGAGACAGATAGATACAAGTAATAAAACTAGTTATAGAGCTACAAAAAATTATTTTCAAAGATTAATTGATAGTAATAAAACAAAAATTAAAAAACTAACTGCACAGCCCGGAGATATAGTAGATATAACTACAAGAAATTATAGAGATGCTGCAATTAAAAATGTACTAGACAACCAATCTTCATCTATTACCTCCAATAGAATTTCTACAATTGTTAGCGAAGAACTTGGAGAAAAAGTATCTCCCGGATATGTTAAATCTTTTTTTAAAAGAAAAAATATAGATATTGATAAATATATTAAAACAACTGCTCAAAGAATTTTCCCTGAAGTAAAAGCCTTAGATAAAATAGTTAAAAAAAATATAAAATATTTAACAGACCCCAATGCTACCTTTATTGATAAAGGACAATTTTTAAGTGACGAGTACACAAAAGTTATGGGAAAAAATAAAGCACAAACTATAACTGCTAACGAAGCTGGATTAAGACTTAAAAAATTGTTGGCAATCTATGCCGGAACAGATCAAAGATATAGTGCAGATTTATATAATCAAATAAAACCTTTAAAAAATTATACAAATCCTTTTATACAAAAAAATTTAATAGGTCTTACTTCTAATTTATCTCGATCTTCAAATATAGATGTAGCAAAAATGCTTGGTTTACCAAAAAAAGATATAGAGCTTTTACAAAACTTACAAAAAGCGACATCACAACTTGGAAATTTTAAAATAGCTGGAGACCATACAGATATAAAAGCTATTATGAGTGATTTTCCTAAGTACAAAAAAAATTTTATGAAAATCCAATATATATCTAATGATTTAAATACGTTTAAATCTACTTATGACAAAAAAATAATAGCATTATATAATTCTGCAAAAGCAGGAGCGGCTCCAGAAACAATAATGCCTAAGTTAGAAGAAATACAAAATGATTTTAAAACCAAAACTGGATATGACATAGGAGGATTTTCATTTAAGAAAAATGGTAAAATAGCAATCGATCCTCAAACAGCAGCTATTAATGAATACAGATATCCAATAAATGATAATGTTATAGAAACTATGGGTAACATAGAAGCTTATGAAAATAAAAAATACACAAATGTTTTAGATAAAGAAGTAATGGGGGCTAAAGGTTCTCCAAATAAAATAAAATCTATTTATGAAAAATACAAAGGTAATAAAAAAGTTATTAATAATAGTAAATATGTAAAAGCATTAGATAATATTCCAAAATTAAAAGGATTTAAAAAAGCACTTTTGTATGGAGGAGCCGGTGCCGGTGTAATACTTACTACAGCTGCTAACGCAGATACAAACGGTGATATGTTTATGCCCGTTGATCCAGGTGTAATTGTTCCTCAAAAAAAACCAAAGGAAGGAACTACCGAAGGTGGATCTGCGGCTGCTGCGGGGAGTTCTGTTTTATTAGGTAAGTATGCAAAACCTTTTTTAAAAGGAATCCTTAAAACTGTGGCCTCATTACCAGCTGCAGGAACTTTTGCTTACATGGATATAAAACAAGGAATGAATGAAGGACAAAGTTTTATTGATGCTGCAACAGACCCTACTGTTGGATTGGAATTATTATATCCAGAACTTTTTAAAAATGCAGGTCCATTAATGGCAAGGGCTGCAAGACTTTCTACTCCTGTTGGAACTGGAATTACTGTAGGTGGTACTCTAAAAAACAGGGCTAAAGAAATGATGAAGCAAGCTGAAGGTATAACTTCATTAGATGAAGGAGAGGAACAAAGAAGATTGATAGAAGAGTATGCAGCAAAAAATTATAAAGGATACAATCAAGGTGGTAGAGTAAACTTTGCAGACGGACCAGAAGATCCTAAGAAAAGAAAGTTTATGAAGATCATGGGTGGGCTTGCATCCATACCTTTACTTGGAAGATTTATTGATATTGGAACAATTGCACAAAAAGCAGCTCCTGTAGTCGCCGAAACTGTAAAAAGTGTACCACCTTATTTTTTTAGATTAGTTGAAAAAATTAAATTTATGGGTGATGATGTAACAGACGTAGCTGCAACTAGTGATAGAGAAGTTGTTAAGTCGTATAAAGATTTTGAAATGAGAGAAAATATGTCAACAGGAGAAATTATAATTAGAAAAAGAAACGAGGGTGTATTCTATGATCAAGATGGTATAATATCAGATGAGTACATGACTTATAAACCCGGCACGGCAGATGAAGCTACTAAAATGAGAACCGTAGATGAGTATGAAGAGTTTACAGTAAGACCTGATGATGAAGGTAAATTAAGAGATTCTGAAGATGGATTGGATAGCATAGATGAAATTTTAAAAGAAGCAGGGGATACTGATTCTATGACACTTAAAAATTAAATGACAAATAAATACCCTAAATGGCATCTTTTACCACCGAAATCTGGGCCTCAACCACAAGGCTTGAATTTAAAACATAACAATGTTAAAACAGTGCGATTGGAGAAAATAAATGGCGGAAATAGACAAGGCGTTACCAAACGTAGAAGAGACAATACAAGTAGCTGAAGAGGACATGGTTCAACAAATGTCTGAACCAGAAAATGTAAATTTTCCATCGGATGCATCAGAAGTAATTGAGAACGAAGACGGCTCCGTAGATATTAATTATGGTGAGGATTCAAACTTACCTGCCCCAGAAGACCATAATGCAAACTTAGCAGACTATTTAGATGAGACAGACTCTGGTAAATTAAGCTCTGAACTAATTGAAAACTATAAAGATTATAAATCATCAAGAAAAGATTGGGAACATACATACACAACTGGACTTGATTTATTAGGATTTAAATATGAAAAAAAATCAGAACCATTTCAAGGTGCCTCGGGTGCGACTCACCCGGTTTTGGCTGAAGCTGTTACACAGTTTCAGGCTCTCGCTTATAAAGAGTTACTCCCGGCTACTGGACCAGTAAGAACACAAATTTTAGGTATCAATACTCCGGAAAAAGTTCAACAAGCGAACCGTGTAAAAGAATTTATGAATTTTCAAATCATGGATCAAATGAGAGAATATGAACCCGAGTTTGATTCCATGTTATTTCATCTTCCACTAGCTGGATCAACTTTTAAAAAAGTTTATTACGATGATTTATTAGGGCGAGCTGTTTCTAAGTTTGTCCCTGCTGACGATTTAGTGGTTCCATATTCTGCTACCTCATTAGAAGATGCGGAATCCATCGTTCACGTAATTAAAATTACAGAAAATGATTTAAGAAAACAACAAATTATGGGTTTCTATAAAGATGTAGAAATACCCGAATCTAATGAAACTTCTGAAACCGAAATTCAAAAAAAAGAACATGAATTAGAAGGTGTAAAGAAAACAGGAAGAAGTGAAGACTTACACACTCTTTTAGAATTTCATGTTGATTTAGATTTAGATGGTTTTGAAGACATTGGACAAGATGGTGAACCAACAGGAATTAAATTACCTTATGTTGTAACTATTGAAGAAGATTCACAGGAAATATTATCTATTAGAAGAAACTATATACAAGGTGACCCATTAAAAAAGAAAATAAATTACTTTGTACACTTTAAATTTTTACCAGGACTAGGTTTTTATGGTTTTGGTTTAATTCATATGATTGGTGGACTATCAAGAACAGCAACAGCTGCTCTAAGATCTCTTTTGGATGCAGGAACATTATCAAACCTACCTGCAGGATTTAAACAAAGAGGAATTAGAATTAGAGATGATGCACAATCAATCCAGCCAGGAGAATTTAGAGATGTAGATGCGCCAGGTGGCAGTATTAGAGATGCATTTATGATGCTTCCATACAAAGAGCCTTCACAAACTCTATTACAGCTTATGGGTGTCGTTGTAAGTGCAGGACAAAGATTTGCTTCAATAGCAGACCTGCAAGTAGGTGAGGGTAATCAGCAAGCCGCGGTGGGAACGACAGTCGCCTTGCTTGAAAGAGGAAGCAGAACAATGTCTGCAATTCACAAAAGAATTTACTCCGCATTAAAAGAAGAATTTAAATTACTTTCAGGAGTATTTAAAACATACTTACCCCAAGAATATCCTTACGACGTTGTCGGTGGTCAAAGAACTGTTAAACAAATGGACTTTGATGACAGGATAGATATATTGCCAGTTGCTGACCCAAATATTTTCTCACAATCACAGCGAATATCTTTAGCGCAAACTGAGTTACAGCTGGCAATGTCCAACCCTCAGATTCACAACACATACAATGTTTATAGAAACATGTACGAAGCGTTAGGTGTAAAAGATGTAGATTCAATATTAGTACGTCCTCAACCACCGGCTCCAAAAGACCCGGCGTTAGAACATATAGATGCAATGGGACAAAAACCTTTTCAAGCGTTTCCCGGTCAAGACCACAGAGCTCATATGACGGCGCATATGAACTTTATGTCTACAAATATTGCTAGAAATAATCCAATGATTATGGCTAGTCTTGAAAAAAACATTTTTGAACACATTTCATTAATGGCTCAAGAACAAGTCGAGATGGAAATGGCAGAAGAAATACAACAAATACAACAAATGCAACAACAAGCGCAACAAAACCCACAGATGGCACAAAACCCACAGATGCAACAACAATTAAAACAGTTTTCTGATAAATTCGAAGCAAGAAAAGCTGTTCTAATTGCTGAAATGACAGAGGAATTTATGAATGAAGAGAAAGAAATTACTTCTCAATTTGATAACGACCCGCTTGCTAAGTTAAAGGCTAGAGAATTAGACCTTAGAGCCGCTGAAAATCAAAGAAGAAAAGAATATGACTCTAAAAGAATTGAATTAGATCGTATGAAAGCGGTTATGAACCAACAAAACCAAGACAATAAGTTAGAACAAAACGAAGAATTAGCTGAAATGAGAGCTGAGACATCTATTGAGAAAACTTTATTGCAAAATGCACTTAAAAAAGATACATAATAATTAAAATAGGAGACTTATGATCAAAACTCAATCTAAACACGTAGATTTTAAAAAATTTACAAACAAAGACGGTCTTTTGAAAGGCGGAATACCTGTTGAGATGTCAAAACCAAATGAATCTCAAACTGACAGAGTACAAGGCCAAAAAAGAATGTTAAAAAACAAAAGATCAACTGTAACTTGGTACTAACATGTGGTTTTCGGCACTTAAATTAGCCGTATCTGCTGGAAGTAAGATTTATGCTAATAAGCAGAAGGCAAAAGTCGCAATGTCTGATGCACAACTGTTGCATGCAGAGCGTCAAGCTCGTGGTGAAGAAGCTTATCAAGGAAAATTGCTAGAAGCAAGACAATCGGATTATAAGGACGAGGCGGTTCTTGTAATTCTCACGTTGCCCATATTGGTGCTTGCATATGGAGTCTTTTCAGACGACGCACAAGCGATGGACAAGATAAAAATCTTCTTTGATCATTTCCAGTCGCTCCCGTCATGGTTCACAAATTTGTGGATCCTTGTAGTGGCGAGTATTTATGGTATAAAGGGAACACAAATATTTAAAAACGGAGGAAAAAAATAATGAGAACTGATTATCAACCGAAACCTAGAGTAAGACCTAGACCTGATCATGAAAAAGCAAATGGTAAAGTTTTATCTGCTAAAGATAAAAAAATGCTAGAGCTTTCACCAAAAGGTAAGATCAAAAAAAATACTCAAACTGGTTAATACAAATGTCAAAAGACAAAAAAAAGAAAAAAATACCTGAAGGTAAAAAGGGTAAGGGAATTAGAAAATTAAAAAAAGTTGCTCCAAAAGTTGCTAAAAGAATGGGCTACAAAAAGGGGATGAGAGCCTGTGGCTAAGCTTTGTGCAAAAGGTAAAGCGGCAGCGAAGCGTAAATTTAAAGTTTACCCCTCGGCATACGCAAACATGTACGGTTCAGCCGTATGTTCTGGTAAAATAAAACCAGGCGGTAAAAAGAAAAAACCTAAAAAAAGAAAATAATGGCCGAAACCGGTTTAAGAAAATGGGTGAAAGAAAAATGGGTGGACATTGGAGCACCGAAGAAAAACGGGAAGTATCAACCTTGCGGGAGAAGCAAAGGCTCAAAGAGGAAATATCCAAAATGCGTCCCACTTGCAAAAGCCACACGGATGTCAAAAGGGCAAAAGGCGAGTGCTGTCAAACGAAAGAGAGCAGCTGGAAATCCGGGCGGTAAACCAACCAACGTTAAAACATTTGTAAAGAAAAAATAATGTCTATTAGAAAAACAACAAAAGGTCCGGGAGCTAATTACAGACCAACTAAGTCTGGAGCTGGTATGACTGCTAAAGGTGTAAAAGCTTATAGAAAAGCCAATCCTGGATCAAAATTAAAAACTGCAGTAACAGGGAAAGTTAAGAAAGGTTCGGCGGCAGCTAAACGTAGAAAGTCATATTGTGCAAGATCACTTGGACAACTTAAACGATCTTCAGCTAAAACTAGAAATGACCCGAATTCTAGAATTAGACAAGCCAGAAGACGTTGGAAATGCTAGACAGATTTATATATAAATTTTTAGGAAAACTTGATAATGTTTTTTCATTTATTGAAACCTATGCTATTAAAGCCACTGAATGGTGTTGGCAAACAAGAGTAACAATTTTAAAGAAAAGGAGAAAGAAATGAAAAGAGCAATACTAGAAGCACTAGAAGCAAGATATAATGCACAGATAGCTGAAGCTGATGCAACAATTAAAATATACTTAGAAAATTCTGTAGGGATTGGTGAGCATCCACAACACATAGACGAAGTGGACAAATTAATTGCTAAAATTACAGAAGCGCAAGAAAAGTTAAAAGAACTACAGGCATTTAAAATATGATTGATCCAATAACAATTGTTTACAAAATTCAACGAATGTTGAAAGAAGGAATCAACCAAATTCAAGAAACTTATACATCTGGATCGGTTGACAATATGGAAAAATACAAGTATCTACTTGGTAAAGCACATGCTTTACAAATAATACAACAGGAAATCTCTAACCTGCTACAAGAAAAGGAGCAAAAAAATGAGCAAGGAAACGTTATCGACTTCGGAAAATCCGAAGATAAAGATGGCTCTTGAAGAAAAATATAAAGAGCAAGATAAAGAAGAAAAGTTAAATAGAGTCGACGAAACAAACGTTGACAAAGTAATAGACAACCTACCAGAACCTTCTGGCTGGAGACTTTTAGTTTTACCTTTTACACCAAAAGAAAAAACTAAAGGTGGTTTAATATTTTCACAAGAATCTTTAGATAAAGCAAGGATCGCAACTAACTGCGGTTATGTTTTAAAAATAGGACCAGATGCATATAAGGATAAAGAAAAATTTCCTGAAGGCCCTTGGTGTAAGAAAAAAGATTGGGTGATTTTTGCAAGATATGCTGGATCACGTTTACCAATAGAAGGCGGAGAAGTTCGTATTCTTAACGACGACGAAGTTTTGGGCACTGTTGCTGACCCAGAATTTATGTTGCATTACATTTAATTTCATAGGAGGAAACTATGCCAACAGACAACGAAGAAAAAAATATTCCTATGGTAGACATTGATACATCAGGACCTGATGTAGATATTGATGTACCAGAGGAAAAAGAAGAAGTAAAAAAAGAAGAAGTAAAAGTTGAACAGGAAGAAACTGTTGAACAAGTAAGAGAAACACCGACAGAAGGTGAAGAGAAAGATGAAGAATTAGAAAGTTATAGTAAAAAAGTCAAAAGAAGAATTGATAAACTTACTACAAAAATGAGAGAAGCTGAAAGACAAAAAGAAGAAGCTTTAGTTTATGCACAATCAGTAAAAGCAACTTCAGATAGTCTTAAGAAAAAATACTCTCAACTAGAAACAAGTGGCTTAAAAGATAGAGAAGAAAAAATTCAATCTAATCTTAAGGCTACTTATGCAACATTAGCAGCCGCAAGAGAAGCCGGAGATTTAGAATCTGAAGTTAATGCTCAAAAAGAAATTGCTAGACTTGGTTACGAGGAAGCAAGATTAGAAGAGCAAAAAGATACTACTTCTAAAGCTGAACTTATGGAAAGACCTGTAAATATTACACCGTCTAGACAACCCCAAAAAACTAGAGAACCTGATCCAAAAGCACAGGATTGGGCTCAAAAAAACAGTTGGTTTGGTAAAGATAGTGCAATGACTTACACTGCTTTTGATATACACAAAAAACTAGTGGATGAAGAAGATTTTGATCCAACTTCTGATGATTATTATGAAGAAGTTGATAAAAGAATAAGACTTGAATTCCCCCACAAATTTGATAGAAGTGGGGATAGGGAATCGACTAGACCTGTACGAACGGTAGCTTCGGCTAGACGTTCTGTCAAACCCGGTCGCAAAACTGTGTCTCTCACACCTTCACAGGTAGCAATTGCTAAAAAATTAGGTGTGCCACTGGAAGAATATGCGAAACAGTTAAAAATCACGAAGGAGGTATAGCATATGAAAAATGAAGAAAACAAAAAGACCACCCGTGCAAGCCAGTCTAGATCTAAAGAAAAAAGACCTACGACATGGGCTCCCCCGTCATCTTTAGATGCACCACCTGCGCCGAAAGGTTTTAAGCATAGATGGTTACGGACAGAAGTTTTAGGGTTTGACGACACTAAAAATATGTCAGGGAAACTTAGATCAGGTTATGAATTAGTGAGAGCTGATGAATATCCAGATGGAGTTTTTCCAACTATGCAAGAAGGAAAATACGCAGGAGTTATCGGAGTAGGCGGCCTTGTGTTGGCAAGGTTACCGGAAGAGATCGCACAATCTCGAACTGAGTACTTTAAAAAGCAAACTCAGGAGAGAAATGAGGCAATCGACAACGATCTTATGAGGGAACAACATCCAAGTATGCCGATCAATAGTGATCGACAAACTCGTGTAACTTTTGGTGGTTCTAAGAAACGTTAATTTTTTAACAATTTTTATCCGCTAAATTAAAATAAACCGTGCTGGAGGTCCTTAGGGACAGGCACATAAAGGAGAAACAACTATGGCTAACGCTTCAACAATAGGCTTTGGTTTAAGAATGATCGAAAGATTGGGTAACACACCTTCAATCGGCGGTCAGTCTGAATACTTAGTCGAGTCAGCTCCAGGTGTAGGTATCTATAAAGGTAACCCTGTTTCACTGCAAGACGCAGCTGGATCAGAGGGATTTTTACAAGATGCTTCTTTCGCAACTACAGACGATACTGGTATTGGTGGTGCATCTTATAATGCAACTACTCAATCAAAATTAGTTGGTGTATTTAACGGAATTTTTTACGTTGATAACACTACTAAGAAACCAAGATTTGTTAATTTCGTAGACGCGGGAACTAACTTTGGAACTGATTATAATACAGGCAACAACAACGGGAAAGCATTTGTTAATGACGACCCAATCCAAGAATATATGGTTAAAGTTGATGCTGCTTGTCCAACAAGTAATAATGGAAAAAACTTCAACGTAAATGATTTCACAGCAACTGATAATAAAGACGGTCAATCGACTGTAACTTTAGATTTAGCTGCTGCTGCAAGTACTTCTATGTGGAAAATTGTCAGAGTCGCAGAAGACCCTGAGAATAAAGACATAACAGCTGCAGGTGCAAACATGGTAGTTGTAATGAACCCATTAGCTAACTTGTATATAGCGTCAGTATAATAGGAGAATAGGAGAATAAATTATGGCAATATCAAGATCACAACTAGTTAAAGAACTAGAGCCAGGATTGAACGCCCTGTTCGGCCTGGAATACAAAAACTACGAGAACGAACATGCTGAGATTTTCGATACTGAATCATCTGACAGAGCTTTTGAAGAAGAAGTAATGTTATCTGGTTTCGGTAATGCGCAAGTTAAAGCTGAAGGTCAAGGTGTATCATTTGATGATGCGCAAGAGACTTTCACTTCTCGTTATACGCATGAAACAATCGCTTTAGCGTTTTCAATTACTGAAGAAGCAATTGAAGACAATTTGTATGATAGACTTGCGTCTAGATATACAAAAGCATTAGCTAGATCTATGGCTAATACTAAACAAGTTAAAGCGGCTAACGTCCTGAACAATGGTTTCGATGGAAACTTTGCAGGTGGTGACGGAGTATCACTTTTCGGTAATAATGCAGGTGGAGCAATTGTAAACCACCCTACATTAGCTGGAACATTCTCTAACCAATTGCAAACTCCTGCTGACCTTAATGAAACATCATTAGAGCAATCTCTAATTGATATTTCTGCTTTCACTGATGAAAGAGGTCTAAAAATCGCTGCTAGAGGAATGAAAATGATCATTCACCCTAATCAGCAATTTACAGCAGAGAGACTAATGGAATCAAAAGGTCAGACGGATACAGCAGATAACAATATTAATGCTATCGTATCTAGAGGAATGGTACCTCAAGGTTATGTAATTAATCATTACTTAACTGATACAGACGCGTTCTATATTAAAACTGATGTTCCTAATGGCATGAAAATGTTCAATAGATCACCTATTTCCACTAAAATGGAAGGTGACTTTGACACTGGTAACGTTAGATACAAAGCAAGAGAAAGATACTCTTTTGGATTTTCTGATCCAAGAGGTATGTATGCTTCTGCTGGAGCGTAATAAATAATTAAATGAGGGGCGGTTTCGCCCCTCATAAATTAACTTAATAGGAAAATAACATGGCAACAATAAACTTATTTCCAAACGACACTGTTCAAGTTGACACTTTAGTGGATGCGAATGGTGGAGCAGTTGGAGGAATAGCAAAAAAAACATACACTGAGATGGTCGCTTTACTCGATGCAGCTAATAATGCAGGGTCGGGATCTTCAGAATACTTAGCCTTAGATGGAACGTACATGGAGATAACTTCAGGTGTTCCCAACACCCCTAATGGAAAATCAGCGGTAATTATAGCTGATAATACTTTTGGCTCATTGAATGCTTCTGGTTTCTCAGGTAATAGTGGTACATTTGTTACACTATATCCTGATAACAACAATTCATAGATTAATAGCTTGAAATATTTTATGTAGCCTTGTATAAAGGCTACATAACTAAGGAGAAAAATTATGGGAATATACAAAAGATTAAAAGAAGCACCAGCTGATTGGAAACCAAAAAATAAAAAACAATGTTTAGAAAACATTGAAAATGCAATTAAAAGAAATGAACAGTTAAAAACTGTTGCATCAGGTGAGCAATTAAGTTTGGCTGAAGAAAAATTAACTTTTTTAAAAACTAAAAAAGAAGAAATTTCAGCTTTATAATTTCAACAAATAAATGAAAATTTTTCTGGTTAATATTTGGGCCTACGATCACCACTCTAGGTTTCAAGTTATATCAGAAGACAACCCTCAATCGCTTGAAAAAGCAATCCTTGACAAACTAGGAGAAAATAGTATAGTTTGGGAAAACCTTGGCGTCAGTTATGACAATAAGGTAAATAGAATAACTTATGAGGAAGTTATAAATGATACAAGACCTATACAAAGCAAAAAGGTCCTTGGAGTTGAAGTGGGAACAGGAACACCTAGATAATAATAGGTATACTCTTGAGATGGTTAGAATTGACGACAAAGTCAAAGAAATCATTACAAAGATTAAGCTAGAAGAAGCTCAAATCGCCCATAGACAGAACAACATTGAAGGTTCTGCTCCAGAAGTTTCAGTAGCTACTTAATCAAAAGCTACACCGTTGGAAAAAATCTACTCCACACTGTAGGCTCTCTTGCACTCTATTAAAAACTGTTGTATAAAAAACACACTATACATTTAAAAAGATTATAGACGCGTATAGTCGACGGCCTAGAGACTATAATCTATTAACTAGGAAAAGGAGAAAAATTATGGCAAGAACTACATTTACAGGACCATTGGTTATCGGAAGAGCAGCAACAACTACTTCAGAAGGTGTCAATGGTGAAGTTATAATACAAAACGCAGATGGAAGCACTTCACCAGTTGGTGGAGGCGGAGGAGTAGCTTGGGAAGTTATTACTGCAAGTAAATCTGCAGATGCAGCTACTGGATTATTTATAGATAACAGCGCGCAAACAGCAGACATAATTATTACAATGCCTGCAACACCAACTGTTGGTGATACAATACATTTAAAAAATATTACAAATAACGCAAACGGTTTTGAATTTAATGAGTTTGTATTTTCTAGCGATGCTGGTGGAATTGAAGGAGTTGTGTCTGGAGCTAGTGGAGCCGGTGGAACAGACTATAGTAAAGGTACACCTATTCCAAGAGGATTTGGAACTACTTCAGGTCAGTACGTTTACAGCGGTTCAACTTACGGCTGGGTTAGAGTATAATTAATTTTTATAGAGCTACTTCGGTAGCTCTGTAACTTAGGAGAAAAAATATGTCAGGAAGTGCAACATCAGATCAAACAACCTTAAACCTTGGAGTAGCTGCAGGAGCAGATACATTAGGTAGAACAGGTAGAGCTAGAATTACTTCTATTCAAGCAAAAGGAATAGCAAATTCTACTTTATTACTTTACAATGCAGCAACAGCAGGTGGAGCAGCACCTGGAAATTTATTAGCTACTTATAGGTATGGTGAAGAAGGTTTAGAAGTTTATGTTCCAGGTTCAGGTATTTTATTTAAAGAAGGAATTGTTTATAATTTAACTGGAGCAGGCGGAAGCGTTACTATAACTATTACGGGAGCGTAAGCTCATGGCTAATACTACTTCGGGAACAACAACCTTTGAAAAAGGTTTTTCTATAGATGATATAGTTCACGAAGCGTATGAACGAATAAATATGACTGGTGTTACCGGTCAACAATTAAGTTCTGCTAGAAGATCATTAAACATAATGTTTCAAGAATGGTCTAATAGAGGTCTTCATTATTGGGAAATAAAAAACAATAACTTAACTTTAGTACAAGGTCAGAATTTATATACTATGTATAGATCACCTGCTGATGGTACTTCAGATGCTAATGCTATTTATGGAGTTGACGATATCTTAGAAGCTTCTTATAGAAATCAACAAAACATAGATTTTCCATTAACTAAAATAAATAGATCAATCTATCAATCTTTCGCTGATAAATCACAACAGGGTTCACCCACACAATTTTTTGTTCAAAGATTTATTGACAGAATAACAATAACTTTATTTTTAACTCCAGGTGCTACTGAAGCCGGTAATAGTATTAACTATTATTATGCTTCAAGAATTCAAGATGCTGGAGCTTATACTAATCAAGCAGATGTTCCTTACAGGTTTGTACCTTGTATGGTAGCAGGACTTTCTTATTATTTAGCACTTAAATTTCAGCCAGCTGCAGTTCAAAATTTAAAAATGTTATATGAAGATGAATTACAAAGAGCATTACAAAATGATGGATCTTCTTCTAGTTTATTTGTAACACCGAGAACTTATTTTCCGGAGATTTAATAGATGACTAATCTATCAAAAGGCAGACACGCATTAGCAATCTCTGATAGATCAGGAATGCAGTTTCCTTACAATGAAATGGTAAGAGAATGGAACGGAGCTTTTGTGCATATTTCAGAATATGAACCTAAACAGCCTCAATTAAATCCAATACCCATTGGGGGTGACCCACAAGGTTTACAAAACGCTAGACCTGATAGAACTGAGCCACCAACTTTTGATATACTTCCTGAGAATCCGTTTTCTACAACTGCAGGATCAAATGTAATAATATGTAATTTTCCAAATAGTGGTTACAAAGATGGAGATTTTGTAGTTTTTAATGAATTAAAAACTGGAGTATCAAATGTACCGATTGAAGCTATACAATTACAATCTACTTTAAATGGTGCAATTACTAATATTGCTACCACAATAACTTTAAATGATGCAAGTAATTTTCCAAACAGCGGATTTATACTTATTGAAAAAATAAACTCAACAACACTATTATTTCAAAATGAGACAATTCAATATACAGGTAAGATTGGTAATGATTTAACCGGTTGTGTAAGAGGAACAGCAGCTCCATTTAGAGGTGTAGTACCGGCTAATACAACAGCAGGTTCACATGATAATAGTGCAAAAGTTTATGGATCTTTTGAAATTATTGTGAATGCAAGCGTAATTCCAAATCCCGGACAACCTTCAACTATTACAGTTTTCAACAGTTTTAACTTTACTAATCAAGTAGCAGCTAGTACAACAGCAACAGGAGGCGGTTTACAGTGCTCATCTGGACCGGTAGTATTTAAGGCATAATTATGAATTTTGGAGAACTAAAATCAGACATTAGAAGTTACACAGAAGTTGATAGCACAGTATTAAATGATGCTATTCTTAAAACTATTGTTAAAAATGCTGAAGCTAGAATATTTAGAGAAACAGATACAGATGAAGCTCGTTTTTATGATACAATTACTTTGACTCCAGGTAATAGAGAAGTTGCTGCACCAGCTAATACAAGATTTATAAGATATATTTACATCAATGATACAAACGAAACACCAGCTGTTAGAAAAAATTTAGAACTTAGAGATACTTCTTTCATGCAAGAGTATTATAACACACCGGGTACAGCATCTGCTGCACCTAATAATATTCCAAAATACTATGCTAACAGAAATGCATCTACTATTTTTTTAGCTCCGACTCCCGATGCTGCTTACGTGTGTCACGTTGCATATATCAAGCAACCAGACAGTATTACAGCTAGTGACGCGACTACAACGTATGTATCTACAAACTACCCAGATTTAATATTGTATGCATGTTTAGCTGAAACTTACGGTTATTTAAAAGGTCCGGGCGATATGCTTCAATTATATGAGCAATCTTATGGAAGATCTATGGCTACATATGGAATAGAACAACAAGGCAGAAGAAGAAGAGACGAATATATGGATGGTACAATTAGAACAGCTATGAAATCTCCTTCTCCTGGTGAATAGGATTGAAAATTAAACATAACTAAAGTATAAGGAAAATATGGCATCAAGTTATTCAAATGATATAAAATTAGAACTTATGGTTACCGGTGAAAAATCTGGTCTATGGGGTAATATTACAAACACAAATCTACAAATCTTGGAGCAAGCAGCGAGTGGATATTTAAGCTTATCTGTAGGCGCAGCTGACGTCAATTTAGTATTAACAGATGGTGCTACTTCAAATGGTAAAAATTTATACTTTAAATTAACTGGAACATTAACAGGGAATAGAGTTGTAACTATGCCTGACTCATCGGAAAGAGTATTTGTTGTAGAAGATGCAACAGATAGATCAGCATCACATTACACTTTAACTGTTAAAACTTTTTCAGGAACTGGAATTACTTTGGCAACAGGTGCAAAAGCTTTACTTTACTCTGATGGAACTAATGTAAATCAAGGGATGATAAACAAAGGTTATAAGTCAACAACTACTTCTTACACAGCTGTAGATGGAGATCAAATTATTTGTGACACATCAGGTGGTGTTTTAACTATCACATTACCAACAGGTCCTTCTATTGGTTCAGAAGTAAGTTTTATTGATGGTGGACAAAGTTATAGTGCTAATGCTTTAACTGTTGCTCCCGGAGCTGAGAATATTGCAGGTGCTCCAGGATCAATAAATATTTCAACAGATAATGAAAATTTTACCTTAGTTTATGTAAACGCAACTGTAGGATGGACCTACAAAGATGATATATAGGAGGTAAAAATGCCTCTTAGCAAATGGCAAATCAAACCAGGTTATGATAAACAAAACTCCGAAGTTGGAGCTGTCGCACGTTATGTAGGTGGAGACAATGTTAGATTTAGATATTCATTACCAGAAAAAGTAGGCGGTTGGAAAGCAGAAGGGGGAGAAAGTATTTCTTCTGTATCAAGAAGACTACATCCATTTAGAGGTAATGACGGTAATAAATATTTAGCTATTGGAACAGATAAGTTTTTATTAATTTACTACGAAGATAATTTTTACGATATTACACCATATAGAAGTAGTGGTTTTCCATTAACAATTGATGAATTTAAAAACAGTACTTTCACAACTGTTTCAGGTTCTAATGTTGTGACAATCACAACAACATCTATTAATAATATATCTGCAGGAGATATAATAGAATTTGAAAATGTAACTTTACCTGTTGGTACAGGTTATGCAGATTCTGATTTTGAAGATAAATTATATGAAGTAAAAACAATTGTATCAGACACAGAACTTACCGTTACACCAGTTGCAAACGCTACAGGAAACGCAGGTCCAGGTGGTTCTTGTTCTATTATTCCATTAGAAACTATTGGTAATCAAATACAAAAATTTACTTTTGGTTGGGGTACAGGAGTCTGGGGCGGATCTAATAATTGGGGTGAAGATGCATCTACAAATGGTGTTAATACTCCTCCTGGTTTGTGGTCACTATCAAACTTTGGTCAAGTATTAGTTGCAACTACTTTAAATGGTAAAACATTTACATGGAACCCCGCTGCTGGTAACCCACTCGGGCAGCGAGCATCTGTATTAACTACAGGTTTTGAAACAGATTTAAACCCAACAAATACTAGAATTACTATGGTGTCTCCAACTACAAGACACTTAATTCACATGGGTACAGAAACAACTGTTGGTGTTCCATCAACACAGGACGATATGTTTGTAAGATTTTCTTCACAAGAACAAATAAACACATATGATATTACAGCAGGTAATTCTGCCGGTTCACAAAGAATTCAAGATGGTACAAAAATAGTAGGTGCTATTAAATCAAAAGAAGCAATCCTTATTTGGACAGATAACGCTCTATATTTGATGAGACACATAGGTAGTCCATTTGTATTTGGTTTTGAACAAGTGGGTACTAACTGTGGTTTAATTGGACAAAATGCTGTTGTAGAAGTTGATGGTGTTGCTTTTTGGTTAAGTGATAAAGGTTTTTTTAAATATGATGGATCAGTTAAAACCATTGATTGTTCTGTTGAAGATTATGTTTATGATGATATTGACACAACTCAAAGTCAACAAATCTATGCAGGTGTAAATAATTTATATACAGAAATTAGATGGGACTATCCATCTTCATCAGCTGATTATAATGATAGATATGTAATATTTAATTTTACAGAAGGTGTTTGGTATACAGGGAATACACCGAGAACTTCTTGGGCTGATTCAAATGTATTTAGTAAACCGTTTGCAACAGATTTTGATAACACTGCAAATGGAGACTTTCCAGAAGTTATAGGTGAGCCTGCAGCACCAAACGGGTATGGTAAAACTATTTTATACAATCACGAAGTAGGTGTGGATCAAGAAAACTTAAATGGTAGTATAACTAGAATTACATCTAATATTGAATCATTTGATTTTGATATATCTAGTCCAGAAATAGGTGATGGTGAAGTCTTTTTATCTATGAGAAGATTTATACCTGATTTTAAAACTTTAGATGGAACAGTTAAAGTTACACTAACATTAAAAAGATATCCATCAGATACTGGAACAGCGTCAACCTACAGTTCTTTTGATGTTACATCTACAACAGAGAAAAAAGATACAAGAGCGAGAGGTAGGTTTTTAAGTATAAAAATTGAAAATACTGGAGCGGAAGATGGTGAAAATTGGAGATATGGTACACTTAGAATTGATATACAGCCGGACGGTAGAAGATAATGGCTATTACAATTAGAGTTCCTGATCCTACAGAAGACTACGATGTTAGTAATCAAAGACAAATTGTAAGAGCAATTAATAATTTTATTCAACAAATAAATGCTCAATACAAACCTGAAGGTGATACTTTTAGTGAGATAGAACAGCTATCTTATTTTTTAGGTTATTCACCCTCTAAACCTGCAGGACCTGCCACATCTACAGTAGGTGGCACAACAGGAGGAATTATTTGGAGCAAAATAGATTGGGCAACTAGTTTTTTCAGTGGTAGTGGTGGTGGATTTAGTTTAGGAGGTTCATTTCAAGCAAGTAGAAATAGAGGTTATCTTATCAGTAATATAGGTTATTCACTAGACCCACCTGTTTTTAAATTACCCGTAGAACCGCCAATAGGTACACAAGTGGGAGTAGTAAATGGAGGTTATAGTAGTTCTATAAATATATCAGCAGGCTATGATTCTAGAGGTTATCAAATAAAAATAGATGGCTATTTTACTGCTTCTTTATCAGGTTATGGAAAATCTAGAACATATGTTTATTTTGGTGATGGCGGTTACGCAGTTGGATATACACCGGGACCGGGATATGGTGGTTTTTATAATACCTGGTATTCTATATCAAAAGGATATAATTAGAAGTTATGGCAACAAGTTTTAAAAATATGATTTACGACCTTACTCCAACAGCGAGTGAGCAAACAGTGTACGGAATTCCAACAGATTCGCACTCAATTGTAAACGCTTTTTATGTAAATAATACAGGTGGTAGTACCATTAATATAGAGGTCAGATTAGACCGAGGACCGGGCAGAAACTACGTAGCAAATCAGACAATATTGTTTTCTACGGTCGTAGATAATGGCCAATATTTAAATTTACTTACGGGTCCACTTGTGCTAGAAGGTGGAGATAAATTAGTATTTACAACAAATACAACCGGTAGAGTACAAGGTACAATCGCCGCCATGCAAGTAAACAGAGAAGATCAAGAAACTACACCCACGGGGTCAGTATAGACTTGATCAAAAACTGAAATAAGGATATATAAAATTATGGCAGAAAAAACTACATCATTTACAGGTCCAATCGTAGTAGGACTTAATGACAAAAAAGGTGAAATTCGTTTAACAGATGGTAAGGATGTTAACGAAGCAAAATATTTATCAATTAAAGCACCTGATGTAATTACATCAGATACAACTTTAACATTTCCAAATGGTGCAGGTACTGCAGGTCAGATACTTTCTACTGATGGTAATGGTGATTTAAGTTGGGTTAATGATTCAGCAGGTAATCCTGATGGATCAAATGGTCAAGTTCAAGTAAACGATAATGGTACTTTTGGAGCAATTTCAGAAGGGACATCAGGGCAGGTTTTAACATCAAATGGTGCAGGTTCTGCACCTACATTTCAAACTGCTTCAGGTGCTGATCCTGTTACAAGTTCTTTAGATGTAAATAGTCCAAAAACTATTAAACTTAATGCTGATTATCCAACTGGAGCTAATAACGTAGTTTTAGGTGATACTGCATTAGATAGTGTTACGTCTGGTGGTCAAAACACAGCGATTGGAAGTGTTGCTTTAACAGCTTTAACTACAGCTAGTTTCAATACTGCTATAGGTTACAAAGCATTAGAAGATAATATAAGTGGTACTAAAAACACCGCTATAGGTTCAAATGCAGCTTCAAACACTACAGGCTCAAACAACGTTGCCGTTGGTGTCAGAACTTTATTTTCTAATACATCTGGAAATAAAAATACTGCAGTTGGTGAAGAAGCTTTAGTAAGTGGAACATCAGGTAGTGAAAATGTTGCTATTGGACTTAGAGCATTAAGAAATAATAATGCAAATCAAAATACTGCAGTAGGAGCTACAGCGTTATTTACTAATACAAATGGTACAGGAAATACTGCTGTAGGTTTTAATGCTGGTGTAAGTTCAACTGCTAATAACAATACATTTGTAGGAGCTAACGCAGGTGATGCAATTACTTTTTTTGGGGATAACACAGTTGTTGGTTTTGACGCTTTAACACAATATAATGCTCAAAGCGCAACTGCTATAGGAAGTCGTGCTTTAAAAGAGGGTGGTGGATCAAATAATATTGGAATAGGTCCAAACAGTGGTTATAATACAAATGGTAGTAATAACGTTTTTATAGGTCAAAATACAGGTTTTTACGCTTATAATAGTAGAGAAAATGTAGTAGTAGGAACTCAATCTTTTAATGGAACAAGTGGTAACATGGTTGGATCTACTGTTTTAGGTTTTCAAGCATGTACTGGATCAAACCAGTCGGGTACAAATAATACTATTATAGGTCGTGGTGCACAACCTTCAACTACTTCAGTTTCAAATGAAATTACTTTAGGAGATGGCTCTATTTCAACTTTAAGATGTCAAGTTACATCAATTACTTCTCTATCAGATGCTAGAGACAAGAAAGATGTTGAGGACGCAAACATAGGTCTTGATTTTATCAATGATTTAAGACCCGTTAAGTTCGTATGGGACACTAGAGATGGTGCTAAAAAAGACATTAAAGAAGTCGGATTTATTGCACAAGAACTAGATGAAGTTCAACAGAAACATGGTGTTGAAGATCATTTACAGTTAGTCTTAAAAAACAACCCTGATAAATTAGAGGCTTCACAAGGAAAACTTATACCAATTTTAGTTCAAGCTATTAAAGATTTAAAGAAAGAATTAGACGAATTAAAAAAGGATTGACAATAATATAAAATACAAATAAAAAACAACTTTAAGGAGAAAAATTATGGCCGTAGGAAAAATAGCAAGCTCAACAGCAAATTACAGTACTTTAGGAAAAACATCAGTTAAAAATCAAGCTAATGGTTTTAGTGACATGACTCAATTTACTGATTGTGAAGTATTTGCACCAAGTTTAAATTTAGGTGTAAGTGTTATTAATACAGTAGCACCAGCTACACAAGGATATACAAATTATACTCAAGGTCCTGGTATAGAAGGTGGTGTTGGTTACGCTCCCACGTTTACCGAAAACAATATTACAATAGTAAAACCTGACTCTCTTCCTACAAACCCTGCATTCGCAGATGGTCGTTCGTTTGATAGATACGAAACAAATTTTTTAGAAATGGCAAGAGGTTTAAGTAGTTCTGTTATAATTGGTGGTGATTTATTTACTGTTCAAGATTTTTACAAGGGTGGTCTAAATACACCCCAAGGATATTTTTCTGTATTTGGATCAGATAACAATATAATAGGTCAGTCTAATTTTAGAGGATCAACAGCTACATCACAAGGTTATCCAACCAGTTTCGTTCGTAGCAGCACAATAATGGGTGCTAAAAATTATAATCTCCCTTTACGATCGGATGGAAATTTTGCATATATATATCCAGATTATGGGTATAGTTTAGGTTATGACAAAAAGTTAGATACGTCTACTATTTTTGGATTTAATAATGGAAATACACTAAACGGTTCTGGTTATTCAGAAGCTACCATTGACTCAATAATTATTGGAAACAATAATTTTAGTTGGAGAGATGGTGAAAATTCAAAACAGAGATGGGATGACGAAGAGCAGAATATGAATGGAAGTGTTTTTGTTCCTAGATTAAATGAAAAACAAAATATAATTTTAGGAAACAATAACTATCACCAATTTGCTATGAATAACCCAGGTGGTTTTGATGGCGGAGCATTTAATGCACCAGTTATAACTTCTAGAGATAATATACTTATTGGAAGAAGCAATTCAAGTTATGAATCTATGACAAACCATATCCCTCAGGGAGGTAATTTTCCAGGGAATATAGGAAATGGAATAAATATAAATAGAAATGTATGTATAGGTGACCGAATAAACCTTAGAGCTAGAGCTGAAATATCGCCATCTTCTGAGTCGACGGCCTCTAGTACGGAAGAGAACACAATTGTTGGAGGTTATCATACGGCAGATAATTCTAACAAAAACGTGTTTTTTGGAAACAGAATTGCTGCTGGTAATGAATCAAGAAGTTTCGATAACGCTAATGGTTGGTCTAATTTGTATGGAAACACTATTATTGGTAATAGAGCCATGCAGCTCCACGGTGTAGCTTTCAATGAAACTAATACTAATTTTAACACAATTATAGGGCATGAAGCTCAGGACCTAAGTACAGGGCTAGTAAACTGTACTATAATTGGGTATCAATCATCAGCATCAACAACTAATGCTAGTAATGAAATTACACTAGGTAATAGTTCTATTTCAGCTTTAAGATGTAACGTAACTTCGATAACATCTTTATCAGATGCTAGAGATAAAGCTAACATTGAGCCAATTTCAAATGCAAGTGCTTTCATCAAAGATCTAAAACCGGTCAAATTTGATTGGAATAGAAGAGATGGCGTTAAAGCTAAAGAACATGACATAGGATTTTTAGCTCAAGACTTGGATGAAGCTCAAAGCAAACATGGTATACAGGAACACTTAGATATTGTTTACAAATCTAATCCTGAAGCTTTAGAAGCATCATATGGCAAGTTATTACCAATACTTGTACAGGCTTTAAAAGAGCAACAAGAAGAGATTGAAAAGTTAAAATCAACTAACTAATCTTAAACAGAATTGATGAAAAGCCCTTTGTTAAATCAAGGGCTTTTTATAATATACGAAAGAATGAAAATAAATAGATTATGTTACGTTCTTTCTTCAAATAAACCATTGAGAACATTTAATTATAATGTTATCAATATAAACTAGGAGAAAAATGAGAAAAATAGTATTAATTACCACTTGTCAAAATCAATTAAACATAGACGCTAGATTTGTTACATCCTTAATAAAAACAATTGATTTATTAAAAAAAGAAGAAATTGAAGCGGAATATGTTTTTATAGAAAAAACAGATATTTCAGACGTTCATAAAAATCAAATTGTTGAAGAGTTTTTAAAGACTGAAGAAGTATCAGATTTTATATTTTTAAAATCAAATATTATATTTAAACCTCAAGACATTGTCGACATGTTAATAAAATATGAAGCTCAAAAAATTGTAGGTGGTTCATATAAAACAGATACTCATTCTCAAGTACCTCAACTTGCAATAGAATTAGATTTAGAAAAAACAGAAACAATGGTTGGAGATTTAAATTTAATTAAAGTTTCGTCTTTAGCTGATGGCTTTGTTAAAATAAATAAAAAAGTTTTTGAAGAACATAAAGATATTTTTGATAAATTTTTTTTTAAAAATGAATCAAAAGATGGAGATAGTTTTGAAGAACAAAAACCTTTTTATTTTAGCGCTCCTACTCTTGGAGAAGATAATTATTTTAAAGGTAGTTTTTACAGATTTTTAAATAAAGTAAAAACTGCAGGAGAAGATTTATGGTGTCATTTAGACTTTAATGCAAGTCAGATAGATGGAAATTATATTCATCATTATCCATTAAGAGATTTTATTAAAATGATAGAACATTTTAAAGAAAAACAAAAAAAACAAAAACCTGAAGAGGAAAAACAAGAGTTGAATTAATATGGGATATTTAAAAAATTTAAAGAATGAGGTTTATGCATTAGAAAGTAATCCTTTACCGTCGGACCCTACGAAACCTATAAATCCTTTTGCACCTAAACCTACGGGGCCAACTTTACCTGATAGACAAATGGCAGCATATGGTGGTATCATGGGAGCCGCTGGAAGAAAACAGTATGGAATAGGTTCGTGGTTTCAAGAAAATATTATGGATCCAATAAAAGATAATCCTGAAGCGGCTGCGGCAGCAGCTATATATGGATTAGATACTTTTGGTGGTGACCAAGGAATTTTAGGAGGAAGGCTACCAGGTGGTAAAAGGTATATAAATGATGCTGTTGGAACTGCTGTAAATTTTATAACTGGAAGAGATAGACAAAAAAATACTGGATCAAATGACGAAATTGAAGAAGAAATAAAAAGAGTTGTTAAAGAAAATAGAAGCGAAGGTTATAAAGATGGAAAATTTCAACTAAGTGATATTTTAGATATTGGTAAAGATGCAGTAGACTTTGTTACCGGAGGAAAAAAGGGAAACCCACAAAATAAAAACACAAATAGAAATGAAAATTACAGTGAAGGAACATATGGAAACGGTCAGTTTGAATTTAGTGATATCTTAGATTTTTTAGGTGATAAAGAAAAAACAATACCTCTTGGAATGATAGGTACTTATATTAAAGAAAAATTTTTCCCTGGAGAAAAAGAACCTGACCCTTATGAAAAATATTTATCTAATAGAAAAGCAGATGTAGAAAATTATTTAAGACTATATGGTCCAAAAGATTTTAAAAGAGACGTTTCTAAAAACCCGTATTCACAAGAAGAAATAGAACAACATGTATTTGATAATACTCCAGAATATAGAGATAAAGCAGCGTCGGGTGGAATAATGAATATTCCGAGAAAAAATTATATTTTAGGCGGCAAAATCACTGCCTCCCTTGAAGCACAACCTGGATCTGTTCCTTCTGGAAACTTAGATGATATTTTATCTGTTTTTAAAAATAAATTTGGAGGTAAATTAAATAGTGGCAAAAGTTTTGCTCCCGAAACCTCTGAAGAAAGAATTAGTCTTGATGAACTTAGCCCTGAAATGCTTTTAGGAGGTATGAAAACACCTATGGGCCTTAATGAAGAAGAAAGAGGTATAACATCTTTGTTAATGCAAGCTTTAAGAGATTTAAACTTTGATAGAACTGAAGCAGCCATGGGTGGCAGAATGAATTATTTTATGGGTGGAGACACTCCTGAAGAAAACGCGATGCAAGCAGCGGGCGTCGAGGGACTAGATATAAATATAAATCCTGAAGGTATTAAAGAATTAGATATGAGAGAAACAGGTGGATTTATTCCACCCGTAGGTATAAAAGAAAAAGAAGATGATATTCCTGCGATGTTGTCTAATAACGAATTTGTTTTTACTGCAGATGCTGTCAAAGGAATGGGTGATGGTGACGTAGATAAAGGGGCTGAACGTATGTACAGCATGATGAAAAAATTAGAAAATGGAGGAAGAGTATAATGGCTATAAATAATTCAGCGGCATTAGAAGCAGCATCAAAAGGTTATTTAGGTGGAATAAATACATTAACTAACACTCCAATAGATACATCTAAATTTGCTCCAGAGGTTATGAGAAGGTCAGACTTTTCAATGGCTAAAGACCAAGAACTGGCTAGAAGAGCTGGTCTTGGAGGTATAACTTTTGATGATAAGGGCGGTGTAAAAAGTATTGGAGCTGGTACAGGTGTTATGTCTTTTGAACCTTTTATGGAGAGAGCGGGTCAATTCTCAGGTCCTGATGCTTACCAACAGTTTATGTCTCCTTATCAACAAGACGTAATTGATACAACACTTACAGAATATGATTTACAGTCTCAAAGAGGAATTCAAGGTATTGCTGATAGAGCAGTATCTTCAGGAGCTTTTGGCGGTGGTAGAGAAGGTGTTGAAAGAGCAAATTATCAAACAGATTCAGATAGAAACAGAGCTGCATTACAAGCTCAATTACTCGGTCAAAATTTTGGTCAAGCACAAGCGGCAGCAGGTAGAGCATTTGGTGAACAGACAAACCTTGCATCACTACAGCCTGCATTAGAAGGACAAATGTTTGCTGCAATGGGTGCTGTAGGAGGTGAAGATTTAGCATATAGAACTGCAGTTTCAGATGCTGATAAACAAAGAGAAAGATTAGCAGCTTACGAACCATATGAAAGAGCAGCTTTTTTAGGATCTGGCATAGGATCATTAGCTTCTTCAGGAATGTCAGCACCTAGTTCTCCATTAGGAACAGGTATGAGTTCTCCACAAATGACTCCACTTGAGACAGCTCTAAAAGCTGGAACAACATTAGGTGGAATATATGGAACTATATAAAAAATGAAAAATATTTTAACAAGACCTATGTTTAGAAAAGGTGGTTTGTCTCAAAGACAAAACTACAATGCAGGCGGTCTTACTCAAATACAAAATCATGGACGTATGGGTTTTGCAGACGGACCAGAAGATCCCAAAGGACCCACTAAAGCAGAAGTGCTAGAAAAATATAATATGCTAAGACAAGTTCTCCCTCAACAAAAAGATACTAGGTTTCTTAGATATTTATCTAGAGCGGGAAATCAATTAGGACAAAAACGACAGCCTGGTACTACTGCGTTGCAGAGAATTATAAATGCGGCTAGTGGTGACCCATTAGAAAAATTATATGCAGAAACAGATGAAAGATCAGCCTATGATCAAGGATTACAATCACTAGCTTTAGAACAAACTTTAAAAGATTTAGAGAGAAAAAGAAATCTTTTCGATTCAGAAAATGCTAGAAAAAACAAAATGGATGATGAACTTAAAGTATATAGAGATAAATTAGAAATTGAAGATGAGTTTAGTACTTCAAGTGATAATACTCCTACAGATATTCAAATAAGAACATATGTAGAAGAGGATATGAGAAAAAGAGGTCTAGAACCATACGACGAAGATGGAAGACCTAGTAAAGATTTTCAAAGAGAATTAAAATTTACAAAACAAGGGGTGTACGCTAAAGAAGATTCAGAAATAAAATTTCCTTTATCACAAGTAGCCGGAGGTAAAAGAGAGATGGAAGCTTCTATAAAAATAAATCAAATGCAAAGAATAAAAGAAGATAATGCGAGAAGAGCCCAAAGCGCTGGAATAGATTTATCTACAGTAGAGTTTCACGAATTTGGACAGGACCTTTTAAACTATGTATTATATATAGGAGAAGAAGGTATTGAAATAGCTGATGCAAATGGTAAACCAATGATCGTTCCAGGATCAGCATATGTTATGAGAGTCGGTGATGAAGTAATATATTACGATATTAATTTTAAAGAAATTGATGTTCCAACAGTAGATGCTCAATAGGAAATGAAATGGCTTCTTACTCAGATTTTGTAAATAGAAATAAAAAAATTAAAAAAAAAGATAGAGAAAAAAACACTGATCCTTATTTAAGAAGAGACACAATTCTAAAAGGTTTAGGATTAGGTAGGTTTTATTTGCCTGGTAATGAATTAAAACCTGAAGCAGAAAACAATCAAAAACTAAGTAACATAGAATCTGGTTTGGCCGGCGTAGCGTCTGGTATGTTAAAAGTTCCCGAAGGTATTATATCTTTAGGAGCAGAATTAATTGATTTAGGTCTTGATACCAACACGGCCGCTGAAATAGAAATGCTTTTCGATAAATTAAATCCATTTGAAGACGCTGCAAGCGAAAGAGCAATAGGAAGACTAACTGAGGCTTTAGTTCAAATAGGTGTACCAGGAACGATAGGAGCAAAGACTGCAACTAAACTAGCTACAAAAGCTTTAAATGCAAAAAAATCAGGGAATCTTTTAAACCCAGCTTCATCTAATATTAAAAAAGGTTTAGATAAATCTAGAAGACTAAATGAATTAACAGGTAGACAAAAATTTGGAGCTATGGTTATAGGTGGTGCAACAGGTGAAACTCTTGTAGCTGACGTTGAAAGAATAGGAAGTTTCGGAGATGTTTTTAAAAGAGGACCAACCGAGTTGGATAGAGAAGAATTTGATGATCCATCTGAAGATGCTCAAAGAAAAATATTAAACAGGATTAGATTCGGTAGTGAATCTTTAGCATTGACACCTTTTGTTTACGGTACTGGAAAATTTATAGGGGCGTTAGCTAAACAGGGTAAACATTTAGCATATAGTGATTCTGCAATCGAAAGAGCTGTGGATAAATTCGCTTCTGTCTTTAGGTTTAGAGGTGCTAAACCGGTCGAACAAGCTGTTGCAAAAGAAACAGAATCTACAAGAAAAATGGCAGATTTAAATTTTTCTATGGAACAAGTAAAAAGAATAGATAAGGAAGTAGACGCAATTTTCCCTGAAACTAAAAAATTTTTCTTTCAAGCAAATAGAAAAGAAAGAAAAGAGTTTTTAAAAGTACTGGATGAAACTTTGTTTTCTGGACCTCTTACAAAAGGCTTAGATGAAAATTTAAGAATAAAAATAGTTGATATGATGAGTAAGGCAGGTGCTAAGCCAGAAGGTATTAAAACAGTTATGACTGGTTTGGAAAGAAGTAGAGATTATTTTGTCAGCTTAATAGAACAAGCTTCTAATACTCCAGCAATAGTAGATTTACCAAATAATTTAACTGGAGAGTTATCTAAATTGCTAGGTAATAGAGTTAAAAATTCTATATCAAACACTTTTGAAATTTTTGATAATCCTAACGCGGGTTTTCTTCAATCTTACAAACCTACTAGAGATTCAATAGAAAAAGTAAAACAAATTTTTATAAGATATGCAGCTAAAAATAATCAAGTGGTTACTCCTCAAATGGCTGAAGGCTATGTAAATGATATAATAAAATCTGTTTCTAAAATGGATCCTAAAAAAGACACTCTCCCAACCTTTAATTATCCAAATTTAACAAAAGGTGCTCAAGACCCTTATAATTTTAAAACATTTAGTCAAACATTAGAAAAAAATTTACCCGACGGTAAAAAATCTATTGAAGTTATTGGTAAAGGAAGCAAAGCTTTTAGAGATTTGTTTGGTGAAATAGAAGACGCTAGACACTCTATATATGAAACAATGTCTCGTTTGTCTATAATAACCCGTAGAGGACAAATGTTTGAAGAAATGTTAAATGCCGATAAAGCAATAAAATCAAATGTCACTTCAGCAACACCTTATGGTCAAAGAGGTTTTTTTCATGCATCACCTATAGCAGCTAAAGAAGCTTTTGGTACTAATGCAACAGTCGTTAAGCTCCCTGAAAAATTACAAAAATATTTTCCTGATGAAAATATTTATACAACTCAAGAAATATCAGAAGGTTTTGAATCAGTATCTAAACTTCAGGAGTTTATGAGGGGAGAAACTGGAGGACCTTTAGGTAAAACATTTTCTTGGTTATGGAGAAATTTACTTCTTACACCTAAAGCTGGTGCGCAGTTTGCAAAAACAATTTTATCCGTTCCAACACATATAAGAAATTTTTTAAGTTCCGGAGTATTCGCTGTTGGTAATGGAACATTACTTACAGATCCAAGATTAATTGGAAAAGCAATGAATAACGCTAGAAAAGTAGTTCAAGTAGGATTAAGACAGCCAGAAGCTATGGCTAAGTATAGAGAATATTTAGATTTAGGTATTGTAAATACAAACGTTAGAATGGGTGACTTAAAAAATCTTATGAAAGACGTAAAATTTGGAGAAGGTAATATTGCAACAGACAGTGTTTTATTTCCAATGTTAAACAGTCTAAGTAAAAACGTAAGTAAAGGTGTTAGAGGTGTTGGTAGATTTATGCAAGACGCATATGTGGCAGAAGATGATTTTTGGAAAATATATAATTTTGAAGTAGAGTTAGAAAGACTAATTCAAGCATATGAAAAATCTGGAATGAAAGTTGGACCTAATATGATAAATCAATTAAAATTAGATGCTGCTGATATTGTAAAAAACACTGTTCCTAATTATGCTAGAGTCGGGCAATTTGTTCGAGCGGCGAGAATGTCTCCTTTTGGAAATTTTATGTCCTGGCCTTCTGAGGTATGGAGAACTGGATATGGTGTATTTAGACAAGGATTAAAAGAATTAAAAGATCCAGTCACAAGAGGAATAGGTATGAAAAGATTAACAGGTATGACGTTTGCAACAGCGGCTTTACCTCTTGCAATTGTAGAAGGGTCTAAAGCTATTTTTGGAGTTTCTGATGAAGAAGCAGACGCAGCAAATTATTTTGTTGCGCCATGGGCGGTTGATTCGCAGAAAATACTTATGAAAGATTCAATTGATGATGAATATTACTACATAGATTGGAGTAGAAATAATGTTTATGATACTCTTACTCGTCCTTTTCAAACGGTTTTAAATAATATTCAAAAAGGAATTGAAGATGACGATGTTTTAATAAGAGGTTTTACTGAAGGTTTAATTAAATCCTTAGGAAAACAAGCAGAACCGTTTGTGTCGGAGTCTATTTTTACAGAAGCGTTTATGGACATATTAGCTAGAAATGGAAGAACTAGAGAAGGTAAAGTTTTATATAACGAAAGAACACCGGATGGTGAAAAATATCAAATTATTACTCAGCATTTAGCAAATACTTTAATGCCTACAACTCAACCTTTTCAAAGAACTATAAAAGCTATTACAGGCGAGCCTGGACGTGGTGGAGAACTATATGAAATAGTTCCAGAAGTTGCAGGTATATTTGGTATGAGACCTATTAAGATTGATCCAAAAAAGAGTCTTGGATATTATTTGTATAAATTTCAAACGGATCAATCTGCAGACAGAAGAAATTTTACAGGAGGTAAGTTTGGAGTTTTAAGTGGACAAAGAAAAACACCTCAAGAAGTTGTAGAAAGATTTTTTATAGCCAATAAACAATTATTTGAAACGCAAAGAGAATTTAAACAAGTAATAAATGCTGCTGAAACACTGGGAGTAAGCGAAGATGATCTCTACGAAGTTTTTGAAGATAGAGGTTTATCTCCAAAAATATTGTCTAGATTATTGGACGGTGAATTTAAACCATTTGAGCCTGGTAAAAATATTCTTAATAGATTTGAAAAAATTGCAGAGGAGACTGGAGTACCAAATCCTTATGGCCCAGCTGAACGAATCATAGATAGAATTCTTGACGATCTATATCAACAAGATTTAAATAAACCTTTTAATTTAAATATAGAAAAATATTTACCTGAAATGAATATACAAAATCAACAGTCGTCAATGAAACCTTTACCACCTACACCTATGCCGAATCCAGGGGCTTTTAAAACTCCGGTTCAACAAAATCCTATGTTGGCCTCAGGTTTAACACCTATGGAAGAGTCATATTTATCACCCTCTGAAAAACAAATAAGACTAAGATCAAGAGGAATTAATAATGCCTAAAAAATCAGCATTAGAAAAAATTGAATCTCACGAAAAACTTTGTAGAATAATGCAAAAACAAACGTTCGAACAAATAAAAGAAATGCAAGAAAGAATTAAAAGATTAGAGTATTGGATTGTTGGCGGTATGGGAGCCGTAATTGTAATTTTACTTTCAGATATTATTAATTAAATCCAAGATTTAATTTCTTCACCCATAATTTGACTAGCAATGTTTTGTTTTTTACGTAAAGCTAAAACTATTCTATCATCAACAGTATCTTCAGAAATAATATCAATGTAAGTCATAGGTTTAGTTTGGCCAATACGATCTATACGAGCTTCTGATTGAGTTCTTTTTTCTAAATCATAACCATTAGAAAAATAAACCATTGTATTTGCAGCAGTTAATGTGATACCATAACCGCCGGTTTGTGTTGTACCTATAAAAAATCTACACTTGTCATCTTCTTGAAATTTCTTTATGTTATCTTGTCTTTTTTCTTGAGGTGTTAACCCATAATAATCAACATAACTATCTTCACCATACTCTTTTGATATAGCATTTATAATTTTATTAATATCTCTTTGATACTGAGCCCAAATAACAACCTTACCTTCAACTTGTTGTACAATATCTAAAAGTTCATCAACTCTCTTACAAGGTAAGTCTTTTGTAGAGCCATCATCAGCTACAAAGTGGCCACAAGTTATTTGATGTAGACGCATTAGTTGAGTTAATACAGTATTAGTGGTTAATACTTTTCCATCTAAATGCGCTAAAGCAGTTTGTTTCATTTCTTTATAAACTTTTTCTTGTTCTGGAGTCATTGATACAGTTCTTTTCATCCAAGTTTTTTTAGGTAAATCTAAACAATCTTCTTTTAAAACTCTGTATGAAAAAGGTTTTAATTTATCTGAAAGCTCACCCAAGTTTCTATAACCAACAATAACTTGAACCGTTCTTGCACCTAAATTCATATTACGCATAACAGCGTATCTAGCTCTAAAAGTAAAAAAAGAATGATGACCTAAAAGATATGGGTCTAAAAACTCACACTGAGAATATAAATCTAGGGGTGATTTAGTAATAGGAGAACCTGTAAGTATTCTTCTATACTTGGAGTCTTTTGATATCTTTAAAATATTTTTAGTTCGTTTAGCAGAAGGGTTTTTAATAGTTGTAGCTTCATCAATGGCAATCATAGACTTATGAGAAGATAAAAATTTATCTGCAAACTCTAAACCTTTTTTAGTAGAAAAGGCTTCAACATTCATAATTAAAATATGTAGATCAGTCCCTGTTTCAAACAAAGTGTTTAGCTCTTTTAATTTTGGTTTGGTATGTGATGCAGTCCAAAGAACAGTTTTCTTTTCAATATGATCAGCCATGTGTACCGGTATTTCAGAATCGTACCAGTTTTTATAAACACCTTTAGGTGCAATTAAAAGAAGACCATTTATTTCTCCTTTGTCATACAGCATAGATACATTATCAATTAATACTTTTGATTTACCTGTACCCATTTCCATAAAATAAGCGTAGACTTCTTTGTCCCAAGACATTTCTAAGGCTTTAAGTTGATGCGCAAAAGGTTTTGTTTTAAATTTATAGAACATAATATTTTATACTTTCTAAGTATAAAATAGGATAGATTAGGATAATTGTCAACTATTTATAGTCAAATTTTTTACAGTATTTTTCATATTTACGTAAAAGAGTATTACATATTTTTGGAAAATTTTTTCTAAATGATTCTACAGTTGCGTTTTTAGGTCTTGTTCTAGAGCCGGGAATTCTTTCTTTCGTATCTTCTATTCTATAAACTTTTGATTTAAATGTTTTCATTTTATCCGCTAAACCTTTTATTCCTGGAATTTTTTCTTCTAAAGTTTTTATATCTTCATTCATTTTTTCGTATTTAATTGTGTAATCTATTGTATGCTCACCATTTATTTCATAAAATTTATCAAAATCAGTGATGTTCATCTGTTGAATACAATATTCTCTAAAATCCATATGATCACAAGCGTTAAAAAAATAATAATTAGAAATAGCAAAGTCTATTGGATTTCTTATAATTGAAACTTTAGTATATGTATTAAAAATTTCATCACCTATAAATTTTTTTATTTTTCTTGCAGGTATGTGATTATAATATCTTTTACTGTTTGGTTCAAAAACCATGACCTCATCTCTATTAACTTGATAACAAGGGTTATTCATTATATGATTCATAACTGAATAGTCTATGTCTATTCCAATTACATGATTAAAATATTTACTTCCATTTGTATGATTTTGAGCATGAATTTTATTTCTTTCTTGACTCATCTTTTCATCATCTGGAGTACAAAGAGTTATTATATCTTCTGGACCACAATAATCTCTTAATGCTAATTCAAAAGATGTACCGGCTACTTTAAGTGGTTTTATAAAGATTAATTTATGTTTATGTGATATAATCATTGCTTTCTATTTAAAAAATATGTATACAAAATAAAAAGAGAAAGTCAATGACTAAAGTTTATTTAACTCAAGAAATACCAACAGATAGAGAAACCGGTAAACCCAAATATAATGTTATGGGTGCATCAAAGTATGGAGAAATAAAAACTCTATTACCTATGTATTCTCAAATGATACTTTCTCCCGGTCCATTAATACAAAAACTTAGAACACTTTTAAAAGATTACACGTCAGACGATTATCTTTTATTATCAGGAGACCCTGCAACTATTGGTGTTATTTGTTCAGTTGTGTCTGATATGACAAATGGAAAATTTAAATTTCTAAAATGGGATAGACAAGAAAAAACTTATTATCCAATAGAAATAGATTTATTTAAAAATTAGTATTGACAAAATAAAAGTCTAGGATTATATATAATTCATGAAAGGAATTGTATGAGTATAGATTATGAAGACGATAGATTAGAATCTGTAAAGCAAATAGATGCTGCAGCTTCTTTATCTAATAAAGTTATTGAGTTAAAAAATATTGAAGACGAAATTGAAAACGCAGAAAAAAGTATTTCAAAATTAAAAGAACAGTCTAAAGTATTATCAGAGGTAGAAATACCAAAGATGATGCAAGAGATGAACATTACAAAATTAAAGCTTAAAGATGGTGAGTCTATAGAACTTAAACCATTTTATTATGCTTCTATTGCAAAAGGCAGAAACGAAAGTGATTCTGATTTTTTAGATAGAAAGGATAAAGCTTTTACATGGCTTCGAGATAACGGCCTAGGTGATATTATTAAAAATGATATTACCGTTACCTTTGGTCGGGACGAAGATAACAAGGCACTGCAATATGCAGACCTTGCAAAGAGTAATGGCTTTGAACCAATTCAGCGCGAAACGGTTCATGCTATAACTCTTAAAGCGCTAGTCAGAGAGCGTCTTGAGAATAATCTTGAGATGCCTTCTGACATTTTTAAAATCTACGCGGGTAACAGTACAAAAATCAAAAGGAGATAACATGGAAACGAGTAACGAGAAACAAGTAACTATAAAAAAAGAAAATCTGCCTTCAGATATTTTATTTGAAGCGGATGCAGCACAAGGTTTAGAAAACGTAAGAACAGAAAATCTGGCCTTACCAATTCTAAAACTTTTACAAAACGGATCTGGAGAAGCTCAGAAGCGTAATCAAAATTACGTTGAAGGCGCTGAACCAGGTATGTTCCTAAACACCGTAACTAAAAAATGTTATAACGGTGCTGAAGGAATAGAGGTTGTACCCTGCTATTACAAACTTGAGTTTCAAGAATGGGCAGACTTTGGTACAGGTTCAGGAAGACCAGAAAATATTTTTGGTCATGATTCTGATATTTTATCTAAAACAACTAAAGATACTGGAGGTAAAGATCGTCTTGAAAACGGTAATTACATTCTAACAGTTGGTCAACATTTTGTTTTAATTGTTGATGGTGCAAATACAGAACCTGCATTAATCTCTATGAGTTCTTCTCAAGGTAAAGTGAGTAGAAAATGGAATTCAATGATGGCTTCAATTACACTTGAAGGCAAAAATGGTCCTTTCACTCCTGCTACTTACAGTCATAAATATGTCCTGTCTTCTGTACTTAACAGTGGAAAAGGTAATCAATGGTATGGCTTTAATGTTGTAAGCGGTGCTATGATTGATAACGCATCACTCTACGAAAGAGCGAAAAAGTTTCACAACTCATTCGCCGGTAAATAGTGTGAATAGTGGGCGCTTAGGGGAGACTCAAGGCGCCCATGCAACGACAGACAGGACAGGACATGACAGACGTATTAAAAAAATTTAAAAATATATTTGAAGGTTTAGACATAGCTCGTGGTGAAACCCGTAAGACAGGTGAGGTATCTGCAAAAGGTAAGAGTATTACTAGGTCTAAAACAATTACAGAACCACCTACAGATAAACTGTGGGAAGATCATTTAAAAGGTACAGAACCTGCATTAGGTATAATTCCAATAAGAAGAGACAATACTTGTATATGGGGATGTATTGACTGGGATGTATATCCTTTAGATCACAAAGAAATAGTAAATGATTTGAAAAAGAAAAAGATACCACTAACAGTATTTAGATCAAAGTCCGGTGGTGCACATTTATTTTTATTTACAAAAGAACCCGTCCCTGCAGTTATGATGAGAGATAAGTTAAAAACATATGCTTCAGCCATTGGTCATGCAAGAGCAGAGATATTTCCAAAACAAGAAAAGATAAATATTGATCGTGGTGATGTAGGTAGTTTTTTAAACTTACCTTATCACAACTTAGAAAATACAGTTAGATATGCTTTCAATAATAATGGTGAACCAATATTAGATATTGAAAAGTTTTTTGAACATTATGAAAACCAAGTTTTAAGTGTAGATCAATTTAACAATTTAAAATTAAAAGAAACAGAAGAAGATGATTTTCTTGAAATGCCACCATGTTTGGTTACGCTTTTATCTGAAGGTGTTGGTGAAGGAATGAGAAATGAAACTATGTATAACGTAGGAGTGTATGTAAAGAAAAGATTTTCTGAAGACGATCTTTGGAAAAAGAAAATGAATCACTACAACATAAAATATTTTAAACCACCTATTAATGCATCAGAACTTGTTAAGACTCAAGAATCATTAGAAAACAAAGATTATTTTTATAAATGTAAAGATGAACCTTTATCATCTTTTTGTAATTCGAAGCTATGTGTAACAAAAAAATATGGTGTAGGTGATGATGATGCACCAGTACAAACTATAACTAATATTAGAAAGTACAACTCTGATCCACCATTATTTTTCTGTGACATCGATGGACAAACAGTGATGGTTGAAACTTCAGTTCTTCACGACCCGGATAAATTTTCAATGGCATGCTTAGAACAAATTAATAGACCACAGATGCCTATGTCTAAAATTATATGGCGTAAGATGTTAATAAAACTTTTACAGGAGAAACAAGATACAGATGAAAAAGCTACGGCAGACCTTAAAGTTGAAAATCAATTAAAAGAATACATGGAAGACTTTATAAATAAAGTTAAAGGTAAAGATATAAATGATATTCAAAGAGGTGTTGCGTATAGTGATGATAACTATAGTTATTTTAAAATGAAAGATTTTTGGAAACATTTAGTAAAAAATAAATGGCCAGATAAAAGATATCCAAAACATGTAGTAGTACAAAAACTACAAACTCAATTAAAGATTGAGGAGGATTATCCAAAAATAAACGGTAAAACAGTGCGTTGCTTTAAGATGTTAAAGATTGTATCTGTTGAGCCAGAGAAAGCAAAATATGAAAGTCAGGAACCATCATGGAAAAGAAAAATAGAACAGTAATACCTGGACCACCGGGAACCGGGAAAACATATAGATTATTAAATCATTATATGGCCAAAGAAATAAAAGAAAATAAAACTGATCCTAAAAAAATTTGTTACATTACTTTTAGTAAAGCAGCTGCAGAAGAAGCAACTGAAAGATTTGAAGAATTATTTCCTAAAGAAAAACTTGGATACATAGGCACTATGCATGCATTAGGGGTAAGAGAATTAAACATAGATGTAGGTGCAAAATTATTAAGAGGTAATAGTCAATGGAATCAATTTAAACTTTATGAGCCAATGGCGGCTAAATTAAATACTGATATGAGTATTGATTCAATTACTGGTAAAACTAGATTTAAAGACCCTATACTAACTACAAGAGACTATGCAAAAAATAAAAAAATATCTTTGAATGAAGCTGCGATACAAAAAGGTATGGCGGGTTGGTCAGACATACACATCGCAGAAAAAATAGATGGTGCACTAACACAATATAAAAAAGACACAGGAGTCATAGAATTTTATGACATGATAGGTTTGTTTACGGATAAAATAAAAACTAAAGATAGTTTTTATGACGTTATATTTTTAGATGAAGCTCAAGACTTGAATGCACTACAGTGGGATATGTTTTTTGAATTAGAGAAACTAAGTAATAGGTCCTTCATTGCTGGTGATGATGATCAAACTATCTACGGTTTTCAAGGAGCAGATGCATCTACATTTATAAACCTAGAAGGAACTATAGATGAACAAGTAAAGTCGAGACGAGTACCGAGAAGCGTGCATCGAGTGGCTTTAAATATATTAGATAGACTCAACGAACGTAGGACAAAGAATTGGGAAGCGAGAGACGAGGAAGGTGAAGTTAATTATGAAACATCACTAGAAAACATAGACTTTGCAAAAGGTAAGTGGATGATACTTGGTAGAACTAATAGACTTTGTGAGAAGGCAAGAGATCATTTGTATATGAAAGGTTTAAGATATGAATTTACAGGTGATAAATATTTAGATAAAAATTCTATGCTAGCATTTACTACCTGGAAAAGATTAAATAATGGTGCAAGTATTGATTCAAAAGATGTCAAAGTAATGTATTCTTTTTTAAAAGTAAAACTAGGTCATATACAAAGAGGGTTTGCTAGTGGTAAAACTTTAGATTCTGTTTTTTCTGTGACGTTAGAAGAACTAAAGAAAGATCATGGTTTACTTGTTGAAGGTAGTTGGGAACATCTTGACTTTGATGAAGATACAAAAGTTTTCATGAAACATTTAATACAAAACAATTATGATCTTATGAAAGAAGCTGACATAAAGATAATGACCTTACATGGATCAAAGGGAAAAGAATGTGAAAACGTAGTTTTATTTACAGATTTTGGTGCGGATGAATATCAAAGTAATTTTATTGAAGGTGAGTTTGAAAAGTCACCAGACAATGAACATAGATTATTTTTTGTTGGAGTTACCAGAGCTAAACAAAAACTTTATTTACTACAATCAGAGGAGGGTACAGGGTATGTCATATAAATCATTAGACAAACAAGTTCAGGGAAATCACTATCAAGATTTCAAGATTCAACCTGCAGAGTTTGTAAATCAAAATAAACTCTTGTTTGCTGAGGGAAATGCTATAAAATATATTTGTAGGCATTCTAAGAAAGGTAAACATTACGACATTAAAAAGGCAATACATTATTTAGAAATGATTCTAGAAAGGGATTATGGAGAATTTATTTAACGAAGAGATGTGGAATTCACCGGATGAGTTTAAAGATTTAAGTAGTTATAAATACATAGCAATTGACTTAGAAACAAGAGATCCAAACCTAAAGAAAATGGGTTCAGGTTCTGTAAGAGGTGATGGAGAAATAATTGGAGTAGCTGTTGCAGTAGATGGTTGGTCTGGATACTATTCTTTTGGTCATGAGCAAGGTAATTTTTTTGCAAAAGAATCTGTAATGAAATGGGTAAAAAGTATTTGTGCATTACCTTGTCCTAAAATATTTCATAATGCAATGTATGACGTATGTTGGTTAAGAGCATATGGTGTAAAGATAAATGGAATCATTGTAGATACAATGATGATGGCAGCTGTATTAGATGAAAACAGATTGTATTACTCATTGAATTCATTATCTTTTATAGAGCTAGGTAAAGTTAAAAATGAAAAAGCCTTACAAGATGCAGCAGACAAAGCTGGCATAGATGCAAAGTCTGAAATGTATAAGCTTCCCGCATCAATGGTTGGAGCATATGCTGAAGCAGATGCTGAACTAACCTTACAACTATTTAAAAAATTTTCAGGGCAAATAAGAGATCAAAACTTACAGAGGATATTTAACTTGGAGACAAGTTTATTTCCTATGTTGGTAGATATGAAATTTAAGGGCGTTCGAGTAGACGTCGATAAAGCGCTTCGACTGAAACATGTGCTAGAGAAAAGAGAAGGGCTATGCCTTGCAAAAGTGAAACAAGTAACAGGAGTAGAAGTACAAATATGGGCAGCAAGATCGATCGCCAAAGTATTTGACAACCTTGGACTACCTTATTCCAGAACTGCAAAAAGTAACGCACCATCATTTACAAAAGCTACACTAGAAAACCATGAAAATCCAGTGGTAAAAAACATTGCAGAAGCTAGGGAATTAAACAAAGCACATACAACATTTATAGATACAATATTAAAACATGAACACAATGGACGTATTCATGCTGACATAAATCAGTTAAGATCAGATGCAGGTGGAACTGTAACCGGGCGTTTCTCATATTCTAATCCAAACTTACAACAAATACCTGCAAGAAACAATTTATTAGGTCCTGCAATTCGTGGACTATTTATACCAGAGCAGGGCTGTGATTGGGGTTGTTTTGATTACTCACAACAAGAACCTAGATTAGTTTTACACTATGCAGCAGAACATCCTATCTTAAAAAATTCTGAGTCTGTAACTGAAATGGTTTCTAAGTTTAATAGAGACCCCAAAATGGACTTTCATGGAATGGTAGCTAAACTTGCAAACATAAAAAGAAAAGAAGCTAAGACTATTAACTTAGGTTTGTTTTATGGAATGGGTAAAGCAAAACTTCAACAGTCTTTGGATTTAGAAAACAAAGAAGATGCTGATAAACTTTTTAATAATTATCACGACAGTGTACCTTTTGTAAAAGGTTTGATGGACGCTACAATGAGAGACTCACAAAGAGACGGAGAGATTCAAACAATTGCAGGTAGAGTATGTAGATTTGATAAATGGGAAGAGGCAAGGTTTGCTCCAGGTGAGTTGAGAGCACCTATGACTTATGAAGAAGCTAAGGGAAAATATGGTGAAGATAGAATTAGAAGAGCCTATACATACAAAGCTTTAAATAAATTAATACAGGGTTCTGCGGCAGATATGACCAAACAAGCTATGCTAGATTTATATAACGAAGGTATTACACCGCATATACAAGTACACGATGAACTTGATATATCTGTTGAATCAGAGCATCAGGCTCAAAAAATCATTGCAATTATGCAAGATGCAGTTAAACTTTCTGTCAAAAATAAAGTTGATTATGAAAAAGGTCCTACTTGGGGCGATGTAAAATGAGGAGTAATTATGGCTTATCTAAACGCAAACATACCAACAGTTTATGCACAAATTAGAAAAGAGTATTTATATGATCTTAAAAAACATCATGGAGAAGTTGAAGAGTGTATTATCTTTGGCATTACTAGTATGGGGGGCCGTGCTATACTATTCCACGCTCTTATGGGTAACGGTGCAATATTTTATCGCCTGCCAATTAGCGCGTTTATTCAAAAGGGATTTGAACCATCCGGAGTGCCCACAAGAAGACTTGATGAATTGGAGCTTTGGAATTGTTTTTCTTACTATCCTACTGTCACTAGTTGGTCTATTTTAACTGCAGCTTCAGGTTATTATTTCGGTAAAGATAAAAAAAAGCATCACGGTCGTTATTTATTTACTATTGACTGGGCTCATCCAGATGTTAATATGTTAGATACTGATCATTCAGAGATTCCGCACGAACATAAGTGCGCTCACATAATTGCCTTAGATGAGGGTAATTTTGCAGCACAACCAAATAATAGATGTATATGGGACCTACCTTCTTTTACTGTAAAAGATAATACTCCCGATTGGAAAGTGCAAACTAATGAATGGAACGTAGAAGATAGCGGAGCTTGGCGTACAGAAGATACAGATAAGTTCTTCTATGAAATAGAGGAGAAAAAAAATGATTAAAAAAACTTTAAAATGGGTTTGGAATATAATTTGCTGGCCCTGGAAAAAATTTAAACAATGGGTTTGGTCTAGTTAAATGACCAGCTGCAAGACATGTTTTCATCCTTGTCATTGCGGTGAAGATAGAGATCTTCACGCAGATGAATATGGTGTGTGCACCTGCGAAAAGTGTACTTGCAAACGAACTTACAAAAAAGAAAAAGATCACAGTACGGACATAACATACGAAAATGAGTAACAAACCTTTGGATATCGGAGAAGAGGCAAGAGTTCAAATGCCAATGAAGACAGTAGCATCGCTGATCGTGCTGGTAGCAATGGGCGTTTTCGCTTATACCGAGCTGACTGCGAGGTTAGTATCGTTAGAGACATCAAGAGAATTATTTGAAAATGATTTACTTAAAAAATCTGAACAAGTTCCTACAGATCAGGAGCAACATTTTTTATTGGAAGATCTTTATAAAAGTGTCGAGCAGATAGAAACGAGAATCGAGGACATGATGCACAACAAAGTAAACATACAGTTTATACAAAAACAAACTGAGAAGCTTTTAGTTGATGTTGAAAATTTAAAAGATAAAGTAAGAGCAAACGGTAACGGAGCGCATTGATGACAGAGTTAGTGGTAGCCTTACTTATGATTGTACATGGAGAGATTAAAGAAGCACGTATTCAGACTTCAATGTCTGAATGTCTTAAAGGAGCACGTACAGCTAGGCGTGATTCTAAATCGCACGTAAAGTACCAGTGTCTAAAACAGATGGCCGAGCTTGAAAAAAATATAGATGGATCTTTGTCTATAAAAAAGTTAATATTGGAGTAATGAATCTTTCACGGAATTTCACTCTTTTAGAATTAATTAAATCGGACACAGCTGTTCGTAAAGATATTAATAATAATCCAAATGCAGGTCAAATAGAAAAATTAAAAGGACTGTGTGAAAATATTTTACAACCCGTCCGGGACCATTTCGGTAGAGTTAAGGTCACATCAGGGTTCCGTTCAGAAGACCTTTGCTATGCCATAGGTTCAAGTCGGGACAGCCAGCATGCAAAAGCTGAGGCCGCAGACTTCGAATGTGTTGGAGTTGACAATGCAGAAGTTGCTGATTGGATTAAAATGAATCTTGAAACAGATCAATTGATTCTTGAGTTCTACACACCAGGAGAACCTAATTCCGGATGGATACATTGTAGTTGGATACCTGAAGGAAGACGTGAGCAATATATGCATGCATTTAAGTCGGAAGGTAAGACAAAATACAAACCAATAATAGGAAAGGCGAAAGATATAGTATGAGTATAATAGATAAGAAATCAGCTAAATTATTTAGTAAAATAGATACAGTACATGGAACTTGTGAAGAATGTCAGGAAGAAGCGATTTTAGTTGCAATTGTTTCAGAATTTTATAGATGTACTAACTGTGGTCATGATACCAAACAACATATCAATGGCAGGATCAGATATCTTAAATTAGATGAGTCTGATAAGAAATGGATAAAAGATAATTATATTGAATAATGGCTAAGAAGTTTAAATCATTCGAGACACGTGATAAACCTAGAAAACGTGGACCTCGTCAGCACAAGAAAAATAAAAATAAACACGAGAAACGTCAGAAAAAACAAAAGAGATACAAAGGCCAAGGATAAAAACATAAAGGAGAAAGAAATGGTAGATATATTTAAACATTTTACTTTTGTAAAAAAGTATAATGAAATCAAAGATTTAAAAGAAAAAGTTTTAAAATACACAAAAGAAGACTGGGAAAAATATGATTACAGGCAAAAAAATTATATTGTTCACAGTAGCACAAAAACCATACCTTTAATATGGAATGAAATGAATAAAGACAATTTAAGAAATTTAAAAAAAGACGACAGAAAATTTTGGCCTGAAGCAGAAAAATATAAAACAGATTTAGATTCTCTTTCACAAATGTTTACAGAAAAATACGGTAAAGGTTTTATTTCTAGTGCTATGTTAATCAACCTACCTTCAAGAACTGTAATTAAACCTCACGTAGATAACTACGATCCTTATTTTGATCTTGTTAAAAGAACTCATTTAGCGATCGTGACTGATGACGAAGTAATATTTACAGTTGGGGGTGAGGAAAGAAATATAAAAGAAGGTGAAATATTTGAAATAGATAATAGCAATAAACTACACTCTGTTATAAATAACTCAGAAGAAATAGATAGAGTGCATTTATTGGCAGACTGGTTAACAACATAAAGGAGAAAGAAATGACTGAGAAAAAACTAACATTAAAAGCAACAGGCGCAACTCAGAAGCAATGGGGTGTACTTGTTCTTGAACTTAACATACTTAAGAAAGCATGGAAGAGTTATGGAGTAGATATAGATTTGTCTGGTCACGGAATTAAATCTATTGTTGAAAAAGGTACGAGAATTTACGAATTTAAAAACGCTGATGAAAAAACTAAGAAAAATGAATTAAGCGGGTAGCTTAGGTTTTCTCGGTGGAACAGTAATATCTGGAAGTTTTATTTCTCTACATTCAAATTTGATAACAAGTCTATTTTTTTCAATGTGGTCTGCATCAACATTTTCAAGTTTTTTTAATTCCATATAAGTTTTTTGAGCAATTGCATATCTATTTAATGCACAATCATAGTGCGTTTCAAAACCATTTTTTACTGAAAAATGACTAGAGGGACATTGTCCTGTAATCATGGAACATAAATGTAATACAATTATAAATTTAGTCATTGACTCCTGTTGTAATTTTAATATATAATCCTATATGTCAGAAATAACTTTGAAAGGATATAACAAATGACAGATATAAGCAAATACAAAAGTATAGCAATTGATCATGACTGCTATAATAAATTAACAAAACTATCAAAACATCTCGCTCCTAAGCATGCCAAATTGTCTAGGGCACAAGTCGTAAGAGTATTAGTCGAAGAGAAAGTGGAGAAGTTAAATGGCAAACTTAGATAGAGAAATATGTCCCGTGTGCAGTGGAAATGGGTATGTATTATCTGGTGAGACTTTTTATCAATGTAGTTACTGTGAATCTCAAGGCGAGATACCCGTTCGAGAGGCGAGCGTCGAGGAGTTAAAAAAAGTAATTTCAGAACTTCAGATACACAGAAGTGTGTTGCAAGGAAAAATAAAACAACAAGCTTCAAAAATTACTGAGTTAGAAAACACATTAAACATTCAAGAATTTAAAAACCCATGGTCGGGACAATGATATCGGAAATTGATTGCGCATACATTGCAGGTTTGTTTGATGGTGAGGGTTCAATACACATAAGACGTGGTATTGAAAAAAAGAAAAAACACAAAGGTAAACCTGGATACAGGATTTCTAATTCTATGCGTATCAGTATGGAAATTACAATGACAGATAAATCTGTTTTAGTTTGGGTCCATGAAGTATTGGGTGTAGGTACACTTACACCTAAGAAAGTAAAAGGAAACAGAGTTGATGGTACACCTTACCTTAAACAATATAGATGGCGTTGTACATTTCGTGATGCTTATCGTGTGTGTTGTATGCTTTGGCCTTTTGCTCATACAAAACTACCTAAGATACAAGAAGTAATAGATCATTACTCAGACAGTAATATAGTTGATTTAACAGAGTACAGAGTAGCAAAGGAGTTAGAGGTTTGAACTGTTGGCACTGTAAAACAGAATTAATATGGGGTGGTGACCACGATACCGAAGATAATCAGGATTATGATATAGTTAGTAATTTATCATGTCCTAAGTGTCATTCAGCGGTTGATGTGTGGCATCCATCAGAAAAATTAATGGAGGAGTATAAAAAATATGAAGACGATAAGTAATAAAAGATGGAATAAGAAGTACGGATTTAGATCAAAAAGGAGAAAAAATAAATGAAGCTGAAGGATAATGTAACACTAGCTGAAGAAGTTAGAACTGAAAAATTTAGAAACGAAAAGCTACATAAAAAATGTAACAAATTAATGAAACAATCTAAAAACCAAGAAGAGGAAATTTTAGAACTGAATGAATATATTGATTCTTTAGAAGCACAGATTGCAGACTACAAGAGAAGATTTGTACCTGACTTTGATATGCTTCAAAAAGGTGGTGAGTCGGTCCCAATATCTGATTTAAAAATTATGTCAGATAAAGCTAAACGTTCTATGGCAAAAAGATTCCTTAAAAAATATGGTGAGGAATGGGTAAAGAAAAATATAATTGATAATGAAGATTTAAAATAATGCCTAGGAAATGTTATGTTAAAAAAGAAATAAAGATAAGCAAACATAAATTTTTACTAGAAATTTATTATGCTTTAGAAGGACATAAAGATGTTTGTTGGGAAGTATTTCCATTTGATAACCAGGCGTCTTTGTATGCTTTTGAAAATAAACACAAAATAGAAAAAATAGTAGAAAGAAAACATTTGTATGAATCTAAAGTGGAATAAAAAATTTATCTACCCTACGTCAACAAGATCACTGTTAAATGATGAGAGAGTCTATGACGTATCTCAAGAAAAGTTACCAAGTGTTACAACCATACTATCAGCTACTCAGCCTCAAGATAAGCTAGACTCTATCGCGAAATGGAAAGCTAGGGTTGGAGACGTTGAAGCGGATAAAATTAAGAATACTGCAGCTAATAGAGGAACTATCATGCATAGCATTTTAGAGGGTTATATAATTGAAAAAGAGGTCCTAGATATGACTGAGGCGGGCGTACAAGCTCATTCGATGGCTAAAACGATCATCGATAAGGGTTTGCCTGATTTAGAGGAGATATGGGGCTCTGAGGTGGTAGTAAGCTATCCTGGACTGTATGCCGGTGCAACTGATCTAGTTGGAGTTTATATGGGACGTGATAGTATAATAGACTTCAAGCAATCGAACAAGCCCAAACGTATCGAGTGGATAACTGATTATAAGTTGCAGATGGTGGCTTATGCGATGGCCCACAACTACGTTCACGGCTCTGAGATCGAGCAAGGAGTTATATTGATGTGTACTCCTGATAATTTTTTTCAACGATTCATAATCAATGGCTCCGAGTTTCGAGCACTTAGTCACGAGTGGCTGGCCCGAGTCGATGCTTATTACAAGGTTCGAGCAGCTAGGAGCGAGAGTCGAGAAACGGGGAAAAATGAGTAAAATTAATTTGTGGAACTTTTGTGGAAACGACGAAAATTTTGTGGAAAAACGTTTTTACTTTAGAATGATTCTAAACTTTTGTTACATTCTGACGCAGATTTTAGCCATTTTCCACATTTTCCACATTTTTTTTCGACGAAATGTGGAAGATTTTGTGGAACTTTTATTCAATGATTTCAGCTACTTAAGGGTTGTTTTTATGATTTCCACATTTTCCACAGCGTTTCAGAAATATTTTCAGAATTTTTATATTTATATATATTTATATCTTATAGAGTGGAAAGGAGTCAGCTATGAATAAAAAATCAAAAAATAAAAATAAAAAAACAATTCCGTTGAATTTAAAGTCATTGGGTAACAATATATTAGACTACCCTTTTGTAGAAATAGAGTGGTTGGATATCGAGGGGGACGCCGGTTGGAGTACCACAAAAGATTTGAATAAAGAAAAATTACCTACATGTGTTTCCAAAGGATACTTAGTCAGTCAAAAAAACGGAGTGACTAGAATATTTACTGACTATATTAAATCAAAAGAAAAACCTACATTTGACAGTATTGGTAATACTACTATTATCCCAACCTCTGTAATTAAATCTATTAAAAAAATATTATTGTAATGAAGGTTCTGGCTCTTCTGGAATGGGTTCTTCAAGTAACTCTTGCTCTGTTTCTTCTATGGTTTCTATTTCATCTTCCGGCTCTGATGATAGCTCTATTTGCGGTTGTTCTTCTGTAGATTGACCCTCGATTATTTTTGAATGATCATCAACCATTTTTTCTAATTTAGACATTAACTGATCTCTATCAAGATCATCAATCTTACCTGTCTTAATCATTTTTCTATCAATGTAATATCCGGCAACTTTCCCTCTGGCTACTTCCATGTTACCCGCTGCAGAATATGCTCCCTTCTTCAACGCTTGGTCACGTATTTTTGCAAGCTGCTCAAGGTGTCTGTCCATAGTAACTTCGTACTTCTTCCTGGCTTCCTCACGCAGATCACCAATGTACTGAACTACAAGAGGGTATAATTTAGGATTAGTTAGTTTTGAAGAGGCGACTCTCGCTGCAAGATCAGATGTTGGGCCGTAGCCGGCTTCCTTCGCACACTCCCAAGCATCTCTGCTTCCGTCGTTGTACACAATAAGCTCAGCGAATTTTTTCTGTTTCTCTGTTAATCTTTTAGTTAATCCCATGTTTGACTTTTACCCTAACATTTTATAAAAGGCAAGGCATGAGAGATACAAAGAAATTGACTGAATATGCAGAGCAAACCAAACGAAAACTAAAAGAAAACTTCTTGTTTAAACACCTGGTTAAGGCTGTTGAATCAGGAGCAAATGGAACATTAAAATACATAATCAAAGAGGGCCCAGGAAAAGGAAAGGAACCAAAAAAATAATGTACGTAAGACACCTTCAAGAATATCTTGACAAATTTACAGATGGTACTAAAGGCAACGCCGTAAGTAATGCTACGATCTACATGGATAACGGCAGCGGAAATATTTTCCCGATTGGTAAAATTGAAGTACAGGAATCGACTATAATAGGCAAACCTTCTGTTAGAGTTGTGATCAAACCTGACCTCAAAGATCAGATACCAAAACTGAAAAAATTCATACTTACATAGGCACCTGTTAGGGTGAATATTAATGAAACCTGAGACGAAATTTTGGCATGAAATTAAGAAAAATACTAAGCAAATTAGTTGGACTAGACTTGAAAACCT